CTTCCTGAGAAGCTCTTTGATCTACTCCAAAAGTTTAACGGGACATGCGGTGTTCCTCTGTGTGGCACAAGAAGCCGCGTTTAGGACCTACACCCTCAAGAAGATCGCTCGCCCATAGTTCCGAAGAGACCAGTACCATTGTTAATCTCGCAGAGATTAACAATACGAGACGCCAGTCTATCCTGCCTCCAAAACCAAACCGTAGCAAACCGTTTTCAACGCGTTCGATCCTCATGCTATGACTCTGCATAGCTACTGGCGCAATGTCTTAACACTCACGTGACATCACAATTGTCGTGCATTGTGGGTACTCGACTCTATGTCCGATAGCGAGCCTTGTAGGCACGAGAACATTTTACTGCCTGAGCCGCTGCCTAACGTCACCACAATGGTTTCATTCACGTTCGCCTTGGAGGCCTCCATGAATCAGCAAGCTTTTAATGTGGCTGTCGAACGCCGTGCATCGATTAGTCGTCCAGGCGTGCAATTCATCCGACTAAAAGAAGTGCTTGCTATCGGCGGCAGGTCGCGCAGCAGCATCTACGAGGCGATCAAGAAAGGAAATTTTCCTAAACCCGTGAAGCTTCGAGGTAGGTCGTCGGCCTGGATCAGATGTGAAGTCGAACAGTGGGCAGTCCAGTGCATCCGCGCCAGTCGGCCTGATTCATAGCGCAGCACGTGGAGAAAAAAATCGTCATGACGAACTCCGCGATTTCGTCATGACGAAATTTAGACGCCAACATACTGGCACCGGCATCAACCCGCGCCAACTTGTCACAATACTCAGGGCAGCGGAGACGCTGACCGTCTCACCAAGTCATAGCTGGTACTGCGCCCACCAGCACCAGACCGCTGCAGAATACCCAGCTCAACCAACTCGTTAATGTCACGCAGCGCAGTATCCGTCGACGATTTCGCAATTGCCGCCCACTTGCTACTAGTGAGCTTCCCCTCGAAGCCATCGAGCAGGCGATTGATGATCTTGACCTGACGCTCATTGAGCGCCACACGGGAAACCCGCTGCCAAAAATGGGCCTTCTCCAGCACGGCATCGAGCGCATGGTGGGCCAGGTCCACTGCCTCGCCGAGCATCTGCAGGAACCACAGCAGCCACTCGGTCACGTCCATGCCCGCCTTTTGCGTGCGTTCGAGAATGTCGTAGTACGCCTTGCGCTCGCGCTGGATCTGCGCCGACAGGCTGTAGAAGCGCTGTGGGCTGCCATCGGCGCGCGCGAGCAGCAGGTCGCCGATGGCCCGCGCGATACGGCCATTGCCATCGTCAAAGGGGTGCAACGTCACGAACCAAAGATGCCCCAACCCAGCGCGAATCAGCGCCGGCTCGGCCTGGTCCGGTGCGTTGACCCATGCAAGGAAGTGCTCCATCTCGCCAGCCAGGCGCTGTGCCGGTGGGGCTTCATAGTGGACGCGTTGTCGCCCGATGGGCCCGGACACGACTTGCATCGGACCGTGCGCATCGTCGCGCCACGTGCCGGTGCTGATCTTGCTCAGGCCAGAGTAGCCGGTCGGGAAGAGCGCGGCATGCCAGCCAAACAGGCGTTCCTGCGTTAATGGCGATGCGCTGTTGATGGTAGCATCGAGCACCATCTCGACCACGCCTTCGACGTGCCGGTCCACCGGCGCCAGCGAACCGATCTCGACGCCCAGGCGCCGTGCGATGGATGAACGTACCGAGGCGACATTCAAATGCTCGCCTTCGATTTCGCTGGTCTTGATCACGTCGTCGGTCAATGCGGCTAGACTGGCCTGGTCGCGCAGACCCAGGCCGATGTCGGCAAGCCTGCCGAGCAGCAGACCCTGACGCTGACTGACCTGCGCAAGCGGCGACACCAGCGCCGCCAGGTCGTAGCGCCAGTTCGGCCAGTCCGGGGCCTGCCAGATATAGGTGTAATCGCCGCAGTTCATGCGGTGATTGTACGGAGTAATCGCCGCATTGCCAACTTTTGGCCGCAGAAAACGAAAAAGCCCTTGATATACAAGGGCTTTTCAATCAAATCTGGCGGAAGCGGTGAGATTCGAACTCACGAACGGGTTCCCCCGTCGGCAGTTTTCAAGTCTACAGACTTAACCTTTTCAGATCAAGGGCTTACCCAAACTTCATTTCCGCAGCAAGTCGGATTTTGGTCCGATTTTTCCCTTATTTTTCAATGGGCATGCCCGAGGTTGCGGAAACGATTTTGGCGCAAAAATGGCTCGAAAAGCCAGGCTGCTGAGGTTGATTTCGCGAGCGCCGAATCCATGCTCAGGCAAGGCCCTTGCGCCACCTCCCCTGCCCAGTTGACGCCTGCCAAGTTGCTTTAAACCCAACACTGCGATGATCCCCTCATCAATACAGGAGGGGTCATGCAGAAAGAAATCTATCGAGCGAAAAGCGTCATCTATACGGGGAATGTTAGCGACCTGGAGGGCCATGAGCCATTCGGCGATGGCGAGTGCGTCGCGCTGCCCAAGGCTGTCACAGACGTCGGGCACACCGGCCTATGGCGCCCGGGCCCGCGCGTGGTTGACCTGAGCTACCTGAACCCAGGCACGGTTATCGCCAATTTTAAGTTCGATAAAAAAGGCGTCGGGCGATTCCCAAATCAGCACGGCTATCACGCAGCCCTCTTCATTGAGTTCGGCGCTCGGAGCCAATCGACCGGCCGGGCCACGCAAATCTGGATGATGGACCAATGGCGAAACCGCAAGCCGAAAAATATCGTGCACGCGCGTTACGTGATCCCGCGCGGAGACAAGTCTTTTGCACAAGGGAATGCGTACGCCGACTCCGAGAACGCGGATCAGTTTTACGTGGTGATCGTATGAGAACCCTGGCCTTAGCCTTCCTCTTTGCGGCGCCGGGCGCGCTGGCCCAGGTTATCGAATGCCCGAAATTCTACCCATGGCAGGACACACCAATGTCCGAGACCCCATATCAACACAAGGGGAAAGGATTTGTTGCGAAGGCGAAGTTGGCCGGCGCCGGGATGTTCACCGGAGAGGCGAACGGCCGTGAAGAGCTGGTGGGCGACGGTAGAAAGGTGAGGGGCGGTTGGGACGTGCGGCACGGCTTCGCCGGCGGCGAGACGAAGTGGCTTGTGTGCTCGTACGGTAACGGGGACATCACCTGGTGGGAGCAGCTGGATCCGAAGATTACCAGCTGCATCCTCCAAACGCGGGAGCGTGGGCGCGACCCGATGGACGTCAAGGCGACATGCAAGTGATGGGCGAGAGCGATGGGCGGACCGATTTAGTGACTGCGAGCCGGGTCGACCTGGCGCTGATCCTGCTGCCGCTGGTTGGGTGGCTGGCGACGTCTGTCACCCTGGCGGTAAGCGGCGTGCCGGCCGACGTTGCAGTGCGAGTGCTCGTAATGCCTGCGGCGCGGCGCGACTACACAGTGTAGACCTCGCGTTCATCTGGCGCTGCGATGCAGGCCTTTGCCAGCCTATCGCGGATCTCTTTGATCGTCAGTACCCGCCGCCCCTGCTCTCCATAGGTCTTCGAGCGCAGCACGATCGTGATCGACTTCCGATTGCGGTAGCCTGCGTCGTGTGCCCACTTGTCGAGCGCCGCCAGGTGGTTGAACGACTCGACGAAGATGCCGGGATGCTCCTTCATCACCATGCCGTGATGCACGTGGCCGATGTCGACGTAGTGGAACTCGGTTTCGCCGTAGTCCTTCCGGTAGTCGTTCGTCATGACGTGCGCCAGCTGCGACGGCCGGCACTTGTCCGAATGGTGCGTCATCACCAGCGTATTGCCCATGCGGTAGGCGATGAAGACTGAATCGTTGTTCAGCACGTGCACGCGGCCGGTGTGCCCATACGCCACGCGCAGCAGCTCCGCCATCCAGATGTCGTTCGTGCGGCTGTGGTTGCCCTGGTTGACGATGATGTCGACGTGCCGCGCCTTGGTCAGCGCCTTCTCGACGATGAAGCGCATCACGCGCGAGTACACCTTGATCATCTTCGGGAAGCGAGTGTCGCAGTCCAGGCGGTGCCGGCTGGCTTCGGTCTCACCCTGGAAATTTTCGTAATGGGTTGCGTCACCGAGATCGTTGATCACCAGGCGCTCGCAGGAGGGCAGTTCGTCGATCAAGATGCCGATCGCGGCGCACAGTTCTTGCTCGGCGATCTTCAGGTCGAAATTCTCACCAACCTCGTTCGCATGGGCGAGCATGCCCAGATGCGCGTCGCCGATCTGGATCCAGGGGATCACATCCGACTGAAAGTCGAGCGGCGCCGGCGCAGCTACCATCGGGCCGACATCCTCAAGGAATCCGGAGATCGCTTCGCGCATCAACTCGCGCTGCCGCTCGAGGTCGATCGCAGACTTTACCCACTGGCCAGTCGGCTTACCGTCCTTGTCGTAGTAGGTCGAGACGCCCTTGACCAAGAAGCCCTCTGGAACGGTTCGGGTCATGTCGTGCGCCGGCGAATAGCCTTGGCGCGCGGCGGCCTTCTTCAGGCGCTCGATCCCTTCCTGCACTGCGTTCTTGTGTACCCTCAGTTCGCGCGCGGCGGCCCGCATGCTGCCCAGGCGGTTCGATGCCTCGACGTACTGAGCTTGGCGCGTGGTCGGGGCGAACTCGAGCAGTCGTGGGTCGATGATTGGTTGCTTGGTCATGTGATCCTTTTCGATTAGATCAGCGCTGCTTCGGCTTCGCGGCGCAGCACCAGGCCGCGCAGCACTCGCCCGCCGCCGCGGTTCCATTTACGGATCTCGGCCGGGACATCAGTCCAGCGGTTTGCATTGACGCGCTTGCGCAGCGTGCTTGCCGCAAGATTGCCGGCGCCGAGATTGAAGGCGAAGTCGATGAGGGCGGCCAGGCGCTCAGGCGTATCGACGGCGGGACAGAGGTGCAGTACCGCCGGAAGGTAGATCGTGCGCACCATCCACAGCAGCAGCGCTTCGGCGCGCTCGCGCGAGATTGCAGGGTCTTTGAGCATCACCCGGGCGCCGTTCTCGTAGTAGGTGGCGCCGTATCCGATCGACGGAATACCCGCTGGGCAGAGGTACGGCAACAGGAACAGACCCTCGAAGCGCCGGGCCAGCGCCGCCGCCACCTTGACGGCAAGCGCTTCGAACTCGGCCCGCGTCATCACTTGCCCCGCTTCAGCAGCGCGCGGTCCGCCACGAAGATGCCCAGCGCTGCGCCGACCAGCGCCCAGCCTTGCTCGTCCAACGTCCAGTTGTGGCGGTACAGGTGCAGGCTCCAGAGCAGCATGCACTCAGTCGCCAGCATCGGGCGGATGATGCCGTTCCAGATGTCGACCACCGCGAACCCGGTCTGCTTACCCGTCAGCTCGACAGCCTGGCCGAACACGCCGGCATCGATGCGCGCCAGGTCCGCTTCGCCCTGCACGCGGATGGTCTGTACGCCCAGGTCGGCCTGCACCTTGATGGCTTCCATGTTGCGGCCGTGCGCCGCTGCGTCGAGCTCACCCTGCAGGCGCAGGCGCTCGATCTCGTGCGAGTGGTCTTGACGGGCAGTCATCCAGGACGAGAGCTCGCCCCACATCATCCGGAAGACAGAGCCGCCGAAAAAGGAAATCAGAGCCGAGAACATTATTTGCCTCCAAGATTGCGAAGTTCGGTCGCGACATCCGCCAGATCGGCGTTCTGCCGTTTAGCGATGTAGTTGAAGAGCCAGCGCACGATCGCCCAGCCCGGAAGGCCGCACGCGAACACCAGCCCGAACATAGCGACTAGGCCGATCGGGGTATTAGCCCAGGACTGCAGGCCGAAATGCTGGATCGCCGCGGCGCCGCCGCCGATCGATGCGACGACCGTCGAGATGATCCCGACCGCCCACTCCTTCGGGCTACGCGGCGTCATCGTGCACATGACGACGACGGAGGCCAAGCCTGCGCCGATCGCGCCTGCACCGGCCGCGCCGCCGATCAGCTTCCAGCCAGCTACGCCGGCAGCGGTGCCGGAAATTGGTTCACTCATGTTTTGCGCCTTCATTTGATCGGTGCAGGAAAAGAAAAACCCGCCGAAGCGGGTCCAGGTGGAGTCGGAGGCTTTCGCCAACGTTGGATCGGGGATTTCGGTAGGTCGGCCATGTGAAGGTCGATCGGGCGGACTCGCCGCATCATGTCGGGATCAAACAGGCGCACGCCGCCGGCTAGGACGATTGCGAAGACCAGATCGGAGCACCACCAGCAGGCGTCATCGGACCAGTCTTCCGAATAGGTCAGCGGGATGCCGATGGCGCCAGGCCAATCGTATTTTTTCGGCCTCGCCGGCGCCGCGGGTGCGCACTGCGCCTCAGCAAAGGCAATCGCGGCATCGATGTCCGGAACCCATACGTGCATGTCCCGATAAACCGCAATCCCCTCCATTACCACGTCGACGGTGTCGGCGCGGCAGCCGTGCGCCATCGAGGCCTCGTAAGCGCGGTCCTCGATGATTGCCAGGGCGTGGCTGAACTGGCGCGAGCCGGCAGCGATGCCAACCGCGAGGCTGAGTGGGTTGTACGGCCAGCGACTGGTGAGGCGGACAGTGATGATCCCGCTGCGCATCACAGCCCCGCTGCGGTGATGAACAGCTGGTCAAGCGCCTCTTCGTCAAGGCCGAGCGCCTGGCCCAGCATGACGACCAGCGGCCGGCTGCGTTCGACGCTGCTCGAGTAGTCCCACTCGATGCGCGCCGCTTCCCTATCCGGGCTTTCGAGTGAGTCGATCGCAGCATCCACCATCGACAGCTTGCCGGCGGCGAGTAGCGCGAGCCGGGCCTGGCGCATGGTGACTTGCTGCGGGATCGGTGCGGGCGCAGGCGGCACAGGCGGCGCCAACTCGATGCCGTCGCGCGCTTCGTTGGCGCGGTAGTTGACCCAGTTGGCGGCCCGCTCCTCGTCGATGACGATCATGCAGTCGGCGTGCGCTTCGGGCAGGACTTGCAGGTAGCAGCCGTCGAGGCTCCCGTTGGCGTCGAAGGTCACGTAGCGCAGGGGTTGCGGCACTTTCGGTTCTGGCAGGTTTTCGAGGTGATCCATTATGCGACCTTTTTAATCCAAAGTTCCGAATAGACCTCAACGACGCTATTTGCGTTAGCGGCCGCCGTACCGAAAGTTCCCGATGCACCATTCACTTGCAAATGGCGTAACTGGATAGACTTGCTTGCGGAGATAGTGAATACACCGCGAACAAACGACCGGGACGGAACGGAGCCGGCAGACGTCGCATATTCACTAGTTCCCACGTCGATTCGCGCAATATCGGTCACGTTCCACAACTCGGCTTGAAACGCATTTACGCCCATGCCAGGAACGCTTCCCACGTATTCGTAAGTTCCCGCAGGAAGGGTGACGGTATTGGCTGATAGCGACGCCCCGCTAATCGTGTTTGCTTTGACAGTGTTCAGCGTGCGTATGGTTGCGCCATTTGTAGCGACACCGCCGCCCGTCCCGTTTGGCTTTTCATCGCGCACATAAATGTATGGGAATGACGCTACCGATCCCGTGTCGCCCTTGTCGCCGGTGCGCTGGAAAGACAACAGGACCAGATCGCCTTCGACAAACGGATTCGTCGAACTAGCGGCGAACACGGTGGCGATGCAGTCTTTGTAATTGGCGTACGACACGACGCTCGCCAAGTTGAAGATAAGCCACTTCGTAGGGTCAGACGCTTTTACGAGCCGTATCTGCCCTTTGACCGCGCTGGTGGAATCATCGAATGTTTCGAGAACGGCATCGACCGATGTTCCGCCGGCTATCGTTTTATTCAGGTACAGATGGCCGGACGCGCCTTGCGCGGCAGAGTTGTCCACCGAAAGCTTACCGGTGGTGGCGGTAATAGCTCCGGTGGTGAACGTGTACGGAATCGCATACGCTCCGCCAGCGGCGATGCTGTTCAGATTGGCGGCGAGTGCGTTTGCTTGGGCGCCCCAGTTGGGCAGCGCACGAAGCACTGCCGCCCACAGGTTGTCGAAGGTCTGTTGGTCCATGTCCTGATTCGGCATCTGCGCCGGATCGAGGAGTTCGGTAATTTGATTGCCGGCCATTAAACGGTTCCTTCAATTTGCAGGGCCATCTCCCATCGGGTGGCGCCCTTGATCACGGGTTTGAAACTGGAGTAGCGGCCGAAGGCAATGGACAAGCCATAGTTTGGCGAGCCAATCCAGACGATCGGCCGCTGCCGGTAGTCGGCGAGCGCGTCGTACGCTGCGTCCACTTGATCGCTGTCGACCGACACGTCAGCGGTGATCCGCTTCGCCCAGGGCCGCAGGGTGGTCTTGCTCGTGCCGTCGAAATTGAACGAGGTTTCGGAAAAGTCCTTGATCTCGGCGCCGAGGCCCATCAGGGTCTTTCCCAGGTCGACAACCGGGCCGATGGCAAACATGCCGCACTTCGCGGTGCCGCCCGGCTTGCGCAGGCAGAGGGTCACGAGTGCGTTTGCGTATGGCGGCAGTTTCAGACTCAGGGACCAGGTTCGCCGCTTGATGCGGTTGAAGCCCCAGTTCCAGAAGCTGTTGCCTGACTTTGACACGCGCAGGTTCTGCACTTCCTGATACACCAGCCCCCTGTACAGATCGACCACCGACAGGCGCATTTCGGACGCGTCCACGTTTCCAATAAAGAGGCCGCGGCTGATTGCTTGGGGCGACAACACAATGATGATTTCCTCGGGGTTGGTCGTCTGCGTGTTGTTGTACTGGTCCAGCATGGCCCAGCGGTTCGTTGCGCCCCGCAGCGTCCAGGCAGTGGTATCGGTCAGCGCCTTGCCGACGTTGCCGGCGGCGAGCGACTGGTACACGCTGTGCGACGTCGGATCGTAGATCAGCGCATCCTTCGCGTAAGTCGTCGCCGCGTTATAGGGCGCCTCGATGATCGGCACGTTCGAATACACCAGGCCAGCGCCAGGAGCGATGACGTCAGCAGCGCGGGCGACCTGGGTAAATCCGGTCTGTATGTAGCTGGTCGCGCGGTCCTTCTCGCCCTGCACGCGCGTGACGAGTACCGCGTCGCCGACGGTCGTCGATGCGCTGGTGCCAGGATAAATGTACACGCCGGCTGTTTGCGTTACCGGGTACACGCGGGTGATCTCGATGAGCGTGTCCTCGGCTCTGCTCAAGCCCGTCACGCTATGAAGCGCGCCAGTCGCTTGCACGATCGCCCCGGGGCCGGAAACGATGCGCGCGGTGGCGTTTGCGTTCGGCCCCCATAAGGTGCCGTTCACGGGGTCGATCAGGCCGACCGAACATTTGTCGGCTGTGTCGGCTCGCAGGGCCATCTGCAGGACAAGCTTGTCGCCCGCAGTGATGCCTGCGAAAGTATTAGAGCGGCTTTCGTTTTGCGAGGTGCTGCCCTTCGCTACGCGCACATACGGGATGCCGCGGTATGTGGCGGTCGTTGGCGACACGGGCGCCCCAGCCCACCAGTTCGCGCCGCTCAAGTCCTCCGACCCGGTAATAAGGTTCGTTGCCGCCACCTCATACAGCGGGCGAGGCGCGGCACTCAGGTCCGCCGGGTCATACGTCACCGCCAGGGTATCGGCCGGCACCTGTACCAGCGTGCCGTTCCGGTCGAAAACCCACTTGGGCGACGGACGTGAGCAGGCCACGTCGCCCAGGGTTACAGGGTCGATAATTTGCATCAATCGGTCCTTGTTGCAGGTTGCCCAATGACGTCCCACTTATCGAGGGTGTCTTTGGTTTCCATGGTGTGTGTCGCAATGGCGCGCAGGCCGGCGTTCAGGTCGGCGCGGAGTTGACTGTTTTCCTTGCGCAGTTCCCGCACTTCCACCACAAGCTCACTTACATCCACGCCGCCGCCGGAACTAGCGCGCGCCAGGAGCGCCGCCGTCTGGTTGCTGCTCCAGATTCGCGACGGCCCGGTCGCCTCCAGTTCTGGCCCGTTCTCACCGACGATCCGAAGACCACCGGCATGCGCGCCGCCCAAGGCAAAGCCCGGGATCTTGTGAAGGCCCTTGTACTCGTCCGACTCCATGAAGAACGAGCGGATCTTGTCGAGCGACGTGCCGCCAGCAAGGATGCCCTTCCAGTAATCAAAACCAGCAGCATCCGGCGCGCGGCCGAGCAAGTCCTGATAGAAGCCGGCGATTGTTGCCGTGCCGCCTACTACCGGGTTGGTCTGCGCAGTGCTGATCGACGACTGGAACGCCGCCAATGCCTGACCCAGCGACAAGGTTGCGATCGACTGGCCATTGAGCGCATCGAGCTGCAGCTGCCCGTTCGCCACGATGCCGTCCAGGCGCGCCAGTTGAGCCTTCAGCGCGTCGAGCGAACGCTGCTCCACCGACAGCGAATCATCGGTAAGCCCTGCCAGCTGCGCGACATCGTTTTGTGTCTGCAGCAGGTCGCGCATGTAGTCGGCGTACGAGCCAAATTGCGAGCTCGCATCCTGCGTGACTGCGCTCAGCGCTTGCTTCAGCTTCTCCGAATCCGGCAGCGGGCCGCCTGCTTTTGCGATCGCCAGCGCGGCGCGGATCTGCGCTTGGCCGACTGCGCGCTCCATCGCCTTTTGGTCCGGGGACTTGAGCGAATCGAGCGTGCTGTGGAGTGCTTGCGACAGGCTTTGCAGCTTGCCGAAAGCAGCCGTATGCGCGTCAATGCTCACCTGGATCACCGACTTCTCGCGCGACACGACCCTTTGCAGCACCGAATACGAATCGTTGACGCCGGCGAGCATCGTGGCGGCTGCATCCTTTACGGCCTGCAGTGCTGCGGCGGCCTTGTCGACCGCTTCCGCCGCTGCATCCGCTGCCGGGTGCACCTGGGCGAATGCTTCCGCCAGGGCCAGCAAGGAATCCAACTGCCTTGCGCCCGACTCGCTCGCCGCGGCGCCGGAAGTGATCAGGCTATTGACCAAGGACTTGAACTCGTCCCGGGTTGCGGGAATCGTGCTCAGGCCCAGGCTGGCCAGCGCCTTATCGAGCGCTTCGGCTACCGGCTTGATACGCTCGGCATCCGTCAGGAAGTTCTGATTGAAAAACGCCGCCTGGGACGACAGCGCCGACAGACCACCGGCCATGTCGATCAGCTGCTCGCGCGCCTTCGCGCCACCCAGCCCTGCCGCACCAAACAGCGTGTCAGCCGAGAAGCCCAGAAGCTGCGCAACCTTGTCCGTACCCTGGAAGTCCCCTGCCAAGCGCTGCAGCGTGGCCGACAGCGCCTCGCCGGACTTTGCGAAGTCGTTCAGGTTCGGGACCAGCTTGCCGGCGATTTCGTCGCCGATTCCGGTAAAGAAATCGGTGATCGCCTGCTGATCCTTCGCCTGCTCGCCAGTCAGCTTCAGGTCGAACTCTTTGCTGTAGTCCTTGATCCAGTCAGCCTGCACACCCAGCGACATTGCGAAGCCCGACGATGCATTCTCGATCGCCGCCAGACCCTGCGTGAACTGCTTGATCATGGCGTCGGTCAGCGCCTTGGTATCGGTCCCGTTTTTATCGGAACGGAACCAGCCGCCATCCTGGTGGTAGCTCGTGTAACTCTGACCCGACAGGCTCGACGCCGAGAGCGTGCCCTTCAAGCCCTGATCAGTCACCTCCTTCGGCCCCATGCCGAAAGCACGGTTGACCAAGCCACTGATCGCGCCAGCCACCGCACCACCGATCGGGCCAAAAATGGCACTTGCAACCGCCGTGCCGATCTTCTCGGCCGTCATGAAGCCAGATCCGGTTTCGTACTTGCCGGAGATCGCCGAATTCAGCGTCGAGCCGATCATGTAGCCGCCGACAGTGCCGCCGATCTGCCCTGCCCACTGTGCAGCTTGCCCAGGTGCGCCACTGCCCATCGACAGACCGAGCTTATCGAAGCCGGTTTGCACGCCGCTCGCGATGGACTGCTCCATCGTTCCGCCGCTCTTGAACATGGTGTACACGTTCGATGCTGCCTGCGCCGCAGTGATCGTGCTATTGCCTGCGCCGATGCTGCCGGCTGTGGCATCAGGGCCGCCGGCCATGGCTTGCGCCATCGCCGTCGAGCCATCGAAACCGACCGATGCACCGATATTGACGATCCACTTCTTCATGGTCATCTGATAGAGCCAGTCGAAGAAGATGTTCTTCGCCGAGTCCCGCATGCGCGCCCATGCGTTTTTGCTGCTGTCGAAGATGCTGATGAAGGTGTCGTGCGCGGTCTGCTCGATCGACGCCCACATCTTCTTTTGCTCGTCCAGTTGAGGCTTGATCGACTGGTTTCGATACCAGACGACATACTCCTGCTGCAGCAGCTTTTGAGCCTCAGTGCCATCGCCTGCCAACGCGATGCGCTCCTGCCAAAGCTGGGAATCGATCGCGAGCTGCGCGCTGGCTCGCTCCCTGTCATCAGCGATGTAGTCCAGGCCAAAGCGTTTGTTCTCTTCCGCAAGCTGAGACGCGTACTGCAGCGCCTTCGTTTGGCCAAGAGTGGCCTCGCCAACGAGGATGCGAGCCCGCTTTTCAGCATCCAACTGCGTTAACATCCGCTCAGTGATGGGTTCTTTCTTTGCCTCCAAGTCAGCAAGTTGTTGCTTTCTCCATGCTTCAGCTTCAATCGCAACCATCGCAATGGCACGAGCATCGGTCGTTTTTCCGTACATCGCGTACTCGACATCGAGTACTTCGACCATCTTCTCGCGAGCGGCAGTACTTGCTGCAATGGCCAACGTCACGCTGCGCTGCGCCTTATCCGCTGAAACGGCCTTTTCCGATACATCGAGCTGATCAAGCATTGCCTGGGTCAGGCGCTTGTGACCATCGGTGAGCTTCAGCTTCCCGCTCTCCAACTCTTGATCGATTTTGATCTGCAGCTTCTGTCCCTCGGTCAGATCGCGACCCACTTCCAACTCGAGCCTGTTCTCTTCGATCTTCGACCGAATTGCTGCGGTCAGGGTAGCGAACGAATCCGCCTCCTTCTTTCGGGCCGCCGCGGCGGCTGTGTCGGCCGTGGAATCGAAGTCCAGATTCTTTTTCGCCTCTTTGGCCTCGACGCCGACTTTCCGCACCTCCTCCATGCGAGCGCGCAGCTGGCTGCCGAAGGTCTCTTCGCTCCACGTCTTGTCGAGGGTATCGCCCAGGTCTGAGAAGATTTGCTTGGTCTGGCCGACCGCAGAATTAACTACGCCGATCGCCCCGCTAAAGTCACCGTGAAGTGCTTTATTTCCAGCTTCGATCATGGCGCCGATATTTGTGCCAAGGACCGCCATCGAAGCGCCGATAACCGTGCCTATCGAGGAAAACACTCGCTTGACGCCCTCCGCGGCGTCGAAGACGTAGGTCAGCCCATCGACCGCCATGCGCGACCAGTTCGTGACCGAGCCGTCTTTCGACAGCTTCGAGATGTTGTCTTTAAGGCCGCCCGCTCCTGTGGTAACGGTGAGGAATGCGTCGCTCGCCTCATAGAGGGCTGGCAGCATGCCCATGGAGAGGTCTTTCTTCCACTCCTCGCTCGCCTTCTTAATCTTGGTGAGGTTGTCGCCAAAGTCATCGGCCATCGCTGCCTGCATGGCCTTCGATGCCTTTTCCTGCTCGGTCAACTTGGCTGTTACCGCATCGGACTCGTCCGCCAGGTCTTTCAGGAAGGGCAGCATCTTTGCCCCCTCCTTGCCGTACAGCGTCATTGCAACAGCAGCTTTACCGGTGCCGTCCCGGAACTGGTCCATCGCTTTCGCGACGGTCAGCATTTGCTCATCCGGCGCCATGGCTTTTAGCCTGTCGAAGTCAAGACCCAAGGCTTTGATGGCTTGCCCGACACCAGCGCTATCCTCGCCGGCACCCGACATGCCCTTGGCCATCTTTCCCATCGCACCAGTGATGCCGTCGATGGTCGTTTCCGAGGTTGATGCGACGGACTTGAAGGCCATCAGTGATGCAACGCTGGCACCAGTCTGGATCGACAGGTCGTGCATTCCGCCGGCGGCCTCGATTGAGCCGTTGACCATGCCGGCAAACGCCTTCACCGACGAGACGCCAGCAAACAGGATCATCGCTTTCTTGGCGAGGTCGACCACCTTGGTGATGTCGCCCATGGCGCCGCTAACGACACTGCGGGCACGGTCCATATCAGCCTGCAGCCGAGCGATGTCAGCGCGAAGCCTGATTTCCATGTCGCCGATGATCATCCGTTTCCCCAATAAAAAAGCCGCCCGAAGGCGGCTGTCAAGAAGCTCGGTCGTGCCGAGTACTAAAGGTCCATCTTAATTCGTGACGCCATGGCATCCATTCGCCGCATCTCAGAGTTAGTTCGGGCGGAAAATCCTCTAGAACCATCGGCCTCAGTCGGGCGCATAGCATCAAACACCGCACCCCATTCGGCGAAATAGTCCTTTAGCCGAGGTGAAACGGCTTCACTGGCGCCTGGCATCGCCATCAAGGCATCAAATTCCGAAGCAACCTTTGCCTTGTAATCTGCGTTCTTTGCTGAGATTTCTGTGACTGCCCCCGCGCGAGGCACCATCATGAAGTTTTGCCACTGTAGTGTGGTGACTGCTAAATACGCCTGCGCTGACTGCATAAATTTGATCGCGGCCTGCTTGAACTCAGCGCGCGCGTCCTGACCCACGCCTGCAGCTGCATTTGCCTGAGGCAGAGCAGCTGCGATGCTCAGAGATAAGGGCGCACACACTCCAGCGGCCAGCAAAATACTTACAACCCATCCATAACGCTTCATATCGCCCTCCGTTAGTAACGAATGGCAATACTACATCAGCGCAAATAGCCACCCGGATTTCTCGGGGCGGCTCTTAGGAGTACTGGTTAATCCAATCAGTTCGACGCCCGTCAGTCCCTTAGCGGGCTAGAATAGGCGCAATCCCTATTGGTTGAAGTCCAACTCCTTCTGGTCGCCGAAGCGATCTCGAATCTTTTGTTCGTATTCTTCCTTGGTCTTCGACGACTCGACCATCTCGAGGATGCGACCCATGTGAATCCGTAACGCGCGCGTGCCGATCTCGGAGAGGAACTGATGCAGCTTCTTTGTCCGGTCGCCACTGGCGGCTTTATTCACCTGCATCAACTCGAGCAACTTACCGTTGCTCTTGGCGAGTGGAAAGTAGATGTGATTAAGGGTCAGGGTCTTGAACTCCCAAGGGCGGCCGCGTTCGAACTTGGGGATCTCGTACAGCTTGTACCACTCCTCATACAACTGAGGAGGAAATTCCTTCTCGTACTCTTTCGCCTCCTGCTGGACGTAATTCTTGAAGGCTGTGATGATCTCTTCGCGGGTAGCATCGTACCCGGAAAGCGCATAGACCAATCCCTTAATGCCGGCCTTAGCGGAAGCGCCAAGGATCACGTGCGCCTGACGCGCAATGTGGAGTTGCGAAGATTGGAGCTTGCCATCCGTTTCCGCATCGATGATCGCCTTACAAAGGTCGATCAGAATCGTCACGTCATACCCGTGCACCTCGGATTTCGCCTGCGAGCCCGCGCCCGGCACAACTCCTTGAAAAATAACGGGATTATCGAGTTTTTCGCGTAGCTCGCGCCCGACATAATTCGAGATTGTCTTCCCGTTGACGAAGCTCGTTAAACGGCTGCCACCCTCACTAAAGCCGAGTGCCACGGCCATCCCTCGCTTACTGACGACCGCTGTCTTCGCATCGTCATTTAGGACGTAGCATTCCACATCCATCCCGAAATCCTGCTTAAAGGTGCCGGTGTGCGTAGCTTGCAGCGGCTTCGCGCCCCAGCGCGCCTCAGCCGCCTTTTTAGCGATCGCACTTTTCGCCGCAGGCGTAAGTGACTGTGCGCGGGCGATGCCGCCAGCAGCTTTAGTCTGGTTTTTGGGTTTGGTAGCCATGCAAGCATCCTCGGTGGTTGATGTGCTTGCATCGTATCAGCGCCGGAGAATGCATGCAAGCATATTTTATAAAACGATGCTTGCATCCAAGGTAGGGGCTAGCAGCCCCTCCCTGACATCCACCCGCAGGGCATCATGCCCGATCAATCCCGTTTCATTATCTCTTCAAGCGCCACCGCGTCGAACGCCTCGATTACATCCAGCTCCCATGAAGTGAACCGCACACCGTGCAGCTGCTGGTACGCCAAAATGTTCTCCGGCTGGATCGGACCCGGCCCGTTGGCTGTCATCGAACGGCCGATGCCGCGAAATGCCTCCCAGATTGAGAGCCCGAACTTGGGCCAGGCGACGTTTAGCCGAGGATCTGGGACGCCGGTGTTCTTGGCAGCGCGCTGCAGGTGAGTGCGCAGCGTAGCGCCGTCACCCTGCCGCGCCGACAGCTCATACTCGGCGCGGCAGCACTCCGTCAGGCTTTCGCGGAGTCGGCGATAAAAAGCTCCGTCTTGTGGATGCCGGCGCGGACCTGGGCGCGCACCCACTGCTTGGTCGGGTCCGACAGCAGGGCGCGGACATTCGCCGGCGTGCACTCCACCGGCTGGCCACCGCGGGCGATGTTCCAGCTCAGCACTGACGCCACCAGGTAGTCGAGCTCATCTTCCAGATCTTCCAGCGGATCGCTCGACGGCATCTTGCCGGTGGCGGCGAACTCAGCGCGCAGCTTGCGGGTGCGGGTCAGGTCGATGCGCTTGCGCGATTCGTGCTCCGGACTCGCCAGCTCGACGTAGGTACTGGTCGGCTCCTTGGTTCTCGGGTTCACCAGGATCAGCTTGCCGCTGCGGACGTCGTCGAAAGCGTCGATGTCGAGGGAGTCAATCAGTTTGTTCAGCAGGTCGGAGGGTTGTGCGGTGTTCGTGTTCATAGCTTCTCTTTCGCGGAGTAGTGAAAATGTGCCCGTGCCGGCCGCCGCGCCCGCGAAAGGCGACGGCAGCCGGTCGGTGCCTGGGTTGCCGCACGAGGCGGCGGGAGGGTTACATCGCGCTGTCTTGAATCGCGATGGTCGTGAGGTCTTCCGGCTGGCCGGCGCCGCCATCGGCATTCAGCAGCGCCTGGAACGGGATCGTCTGCACCAGGATCTTTTCGCCGTCATCTTTCGACGCGCCGTTGACCTTGATGCGGTTCATGGCGAAGGCGATGAAGTCCGAGGCCGGCGTGTTGTCGGCAGTGAAGGCCAGGTAGGCGCTCGTTTCGACTTCGTTGTAGAAGGCGTCGCGCAGCGAGGTCGAGTCGAACTTGGCGGTGATCTGACCGGTGACGATGACGCGGCCGGTGGCGACCTGATCGGCGGTGTTGGAACCGATGCCCTGCTCGCTCGACTGCGCGCACGAGATTTCGATGCTCGCACTGGTAATGGTGCCGCCGGTCGCCGATCCGACCTTGACGACGCCGTTCACCGCGGCCATCGTGCCGGTAACGGTCACCGGAGTCGGACTGGTGAAATACTGCGCGGTGCCGGGGGTGGCATCCTTGCCGACGAATTCGACTGCCACCGTTGCCATGCCAGTCGCCGGCAACGTGAAGGTCACTTTCGACACCTTGCAGCCGCTATAGACCTCGCTGGCCGGAACATCCGGATGCCAGTGCTCGATCGAGAACGACTTGTCGGTGTGGCCGGACTGCGGAATCATGGCCTTCTTGCCGATCACGGTCACGGTCGCAGTTGCGATCGGCCCCTCGGCAACCAGGGCCGAGCCGTTCAGGACGACGCCGGTCAGTGCCAGTGTCGTCGCATTCGTTACCTGGATGTTCTTACCCAGGTTGGCGGCATTGAAGGCGCCGGCCGTCAGACGGATCACGTCGCCGATCTTTACACCGTCCGTCAGGAACGAGCCTGCGGCGCGCGTAATCGTCCAGGCGCCTGCAGTGCCGCCGATGGTGATCGATGCACCGGTGACAGCCACGCCGGCCACGAAGTCCTTCTTCAGAGCTGCGGCGATGAAGTCGCCCCAGGTCTTGGCCGACAGCTCGCCACTGATCGAACCGCCGACCTTGCGCAGGCCGTGACGGAAGTCCGCCACCTGGAAGTCCGGGCGAATCTCGTTCGATTGGTAGGTATCCTTGGTCAGGTCCAGGCTCGACGTCACGCGGCGCATTGCCTGCGCGGCGGCCGCGGCCGGCATGACGCCGTAGGTAGCCTCCACCTTGTAGGTGACCTGCTTAAAAACTCCGCTTGCGGTTCCCATGCTTCTCCTTTGGGCATAAAAAAAGCCCGCAAGCGGATGCTTTGCGGGCCGGGTTGATGATGCTGATGCTGCTAGTTTTGTTCGTAGTACGTGACCTGAAAATCGATGCTCTGGAAGCAGTTTCCCGCGGCGTCATCTAGATCTGGGCCGACCGTGTCGCGCACAACACTGATCACACTCTCGTCGGCAATCTGTCCGCCTTGGAAGTTGCACGCGCGCCGCACCAACTTGATCAGCGCCTTCACCTCTGGATAGGTCTCGCACATGACGGTGACTTGCACTCGCTGGGTGACGATTGAGCACTCCGCCCGGGCATCAAGCCGACCAACAGGCCTGTCGCCGACCTCGGTAATGCCCAGCGCCGGCAGCGCCGTTCCAGCCTTCACGATGCCGGCGACAATCCGCTCAACGGGCACGCGTACCGTGACCGCGGGCACACTGGTGAGCAGTGCGCGAATAATCTTTGAGCTCATGATTCCTCCGGCGCCGGTACGTTGATGCCCTCTTTCGTCAGGCGCTCGCGGATTTTCGCGGCCGAGGCGGCGATTGCTGCCGCGGCAGCACTGTCAAAAGCGGGGCGCATGAAAGGCTTGGGCTTTGCGCCCGGATGATCAACTTCGCTGACCGTGACGCCGCCAAAGGACAGTGCGCGCTCGTTCTTCGCCTTGATTTTGTGCGCCGCAGTGCCGAATTCGACCCAGTGCCAGTGCGGGGCCTTTTTTCCGCCCGCTTTGAGCGAGGCATACACGGTTCCGTTCTTCGAGCGTGTAGTGACGCGAATGCTGCGCTCCAGGTCGCCGTCGTCCACCGGCACACCCTGCTTCGCTGCCTTCTTGAACTCGTTCGCGCCTGCGCGCATTGCGGCGCGCAAAATGTTGCGCTCGACTTTCACCGGCAAAGTCTGCAGGAAAGCGTCGAGCTCGCGGCCACCGACAATTGCTTGCTCATCCACGGCCGTAGCCCTCCAACATGAACTCCACGTGCCGGCGGTCGTCCAACTGCGCCGGCCCGGCGATGATTTGCATGAGGCGGTCACGCTTGCCGTGCAGCGTTACTCGCATTTCAGTAGTGATCCGGTCGTCGATGTGAATTCGGAGTCGCGTGCGAGTCACCGACGTCGCCAGGCCGTTGCTCGTCGACTCGCCGCGGCTCGGCAGCTGGTCCTGAACGTTGCACCAGATCTTCTCGGCCACCACTTCCCAGCTCTCGACTTCGGTGCCGTAGTCGGGGTCGCGCGCCGAGGTGCGCTGCTCGATCGTGCACTGCTCATCCATTCGGAACGGCGCCGTCATAAGTACACCCGGCTACGATCAAGGAGTCGGCACAGGTACTGCTCGCTAGAGCTCGGGTAATACGCGCACTCAAGCTTGCCGAGGATGTACTGCTTAACCGCCGCTGGCACGCTCGCATCGTCCGGTCCGTAGCCGACGATGTACTGCACCTCGACCGCGTTAATTCGCGCCGCAGTTGCTGGCCAACCCTTTCCAGGCGCCGGCACGACGTACCCCGGTTCGCTCTTGGCGTCCACGAGGTAATCTTCCGGCGCCAGCGTCCGCAGAACACCGTCGACGTCGTAGTACTTCACCGACAGCACGTTCGCGACAGGTGATTTCGTAAGTTGGATAGCGCCAGCGCCGCCGCGCTCCCCGGCCGGGAAGGCGTCCAGGGCCTCTTCCCACGTCTGATGAACGAAGGCGCGATTCGTCTCGTGCTCCGCGTCTTCGGTGAAGCCCTCGACCCTGCCCTTAATTTCGTCGTCGAGCCCCGTCCCGCTTGCCCGAGCCTGGCGCCGCGCAGCCTCCATCGACACCGCCAGCGCCGCCGGGGGAACGATCAGTCGTGTGCTCATCGGTTGTTCCTTTGCATTGCCGCTGGCCGTGACGAACTAGTCGCCGCCGGTCGGCTTTGGTATTCATGTCGTTGCGGCGTATAGCCGGATCCAGCTGGCGCTCGGGCATATTCGATCTGTGCGCTGTAATGCAGCTGAGCCGCGGCGCCCGTCAGATCGAATTCCCCGGCTTGAGCCGAGAGGCGGCGCGCGGCGCCAAACATGACCGCATTACCCTGCAGGGCGAGCGCACCAGTTGCCGCCGGCAGCCGCCGGCCATATACCAAGGCAGCCGATCCGCCCGCCAGCGCGAAGCCGCCCTGACCCGCGGTCAAGCGGCGCTGCACGCGCATTGCTACAGCCGATCCGGAGAGCCCGAACGATCCAGGTGCAGCCGTCAGCGCGTACTGCGCGGCCTCGTTCTGCCCGTGCGCCTGTTGGTACGTCAAGACCAGCGCTGCGCCGGCAAGGCCGAACACGCCAGGCGCTGCGGACAGTCGCCGCGCAGCCCGGAGCGAGACGCCGTTGCCGGTCAGCGCGAAGCTTCCACCACCCGCCGTCACGCGGCGCCCAGCAAGAAGGCCTGCGGCACCGCTCGATAGCGCAAAGCCGCCCGCGCCGACAGAGAGGCGTCGAGCCGATGCCAGTCGAACATCCGCGCCTGCGAGCGAGAACTCGCCAGCGGCACCGAGAAGCCGCCGCGCCGTCGCCAGGCCCGCGGGCGCACCGGTCAGCGCGAAACCTCCGGCGGAGGCGGGAATCGATCGGGCGGCACGGAGCGAAATCGACGCACCTGCCAAGGCAAACGCGCCGCTCACCGCAGGCAACACTCGCCCTGCACGAAGCGAAACGGGCGCACCGTCCGACGCGAAGGCGCCCGATGCTGCCGACAGCTTCCGGCTCAACCGCAATGCTGCAGATGACCCGGCAAGCGAGAACGCCCCCGGATTGACCGCCAGGGTGTACGCCTTCGGCCCCGCAGCAGCTGCGGCAAGGAATATTTCGTCGTCCTCATAAGGATCGGCGAAGATCTGCCACGGATTTACCGAGAGGCTTTGCGCTTCTTCCTTTTGAACGCCGGCCATCAAGAAGCACAGCGCGACATCGGCATCCCAAGCGCCGCCGGCAAACACGCCATCCTCAAAGGTGTACAGCTGAGCACCGCCATCCGATGCCGTCGATGCTGCGCCGCTTGCCACGAGCTGGCCGTCGACGAACATGAAAATGCCCGACTTGTTCGACGTGACGACGTAACGGTAGAACCTGCCGGCCGCTAGCGAAATGCTTGCGGTCAGATCCGAGCCATTGACGCGGGCGCGCAATAGCGTGGCCGACGACGGAAGGTACAGCGGGATCGTACTGGAGCTGGAGCGTGCGAACACGCCGGCACCACTGACAGCGCGGTAACGCAACACGCCACCGAAGGTGAAGTCGTTATTAACGATCCCCTTCTGGATCGTGAGGGCAGCCGCTGCGCCACTGTCCGTTAAAGAATCGACGGAAAGGGCCAGGCCGACCGGGCACGCCGCAACCTTTTTGATCGCCGAAAACGAGGAACTTTCGGACAGCGATGCCGGGCCAATAGACGTATAGCCAGAGGGGCTTGCCACAAAGCCACCCTGGAGCCTGGCTCTCCAATTCTGCGAAAGGGTGGCGCGCCCTTGCGGCTGGTAGCGCGAGCCGGCCATTTAAGCGACCTTGCGAGTGCGCGGCTTAACGGTCAGCTTCCAGCCGGCCGACAGGCTTTGGCCGGTACCGTTGTTGTGAATGTAGTACTCGGCCAGCTTCGGCAGATCGGTCGCGAAGATGCCGTTCAGCGGGATCACCTGCGGCGTCGTCACGTTGTTCACAGTGAACGTGCCGATGAAGACGGTCGCCCGGGTAGTCTCAGGCACCTCGGCGTCGAGCGTGCCGTCGATGTCTAGCGGGCGCGCGTACAGCACTAGGGAAGAGTTTTCGGCCGGCGCCACAGCGAATGAGCCGGTCAGCACAAATTCCGCGTTCGGATACGACAGGCCATCATTAAACACATCGTAGGTAGCATCGTCTGCCTGGGCCAGAGCATTGTTTGCGATGGCTGCGCCGTTCGCTTCCAGGGTTTTCAGCGTACCCCACACGACAACGATTTCGCCGCTCACAATGTCATCCTTCCTTCTGCTTTGTTGAGCGCATCGCTTACGCGGTTGACGCCGACCGGATCACGAACCACGCCGACCAGAAGCAGCTTGTCGATGTCGCCGGCGTACTCCGGCAGTTTCCCCTTCAGCGCAATCAGGGAGGTAACGGCGGCCGGAACGCTCAGGTCGAGCGAGCCGCGGCGCACCGGGTCCATGCCCCAGTAGACAGTCCTGTCTTCGGCGCCAAGCTCCTGCACGGCATCGAGAAACTTCCCGCCGCGCGGATCGCCCATCACGGCAATTACGGTGCCAGGCCCGATTTGCGTCGGCCCATGCACGGTGCGGCCCGCCGACAGGATTGCCTCGATTGCCACGTCGTTGCGGATGCCCAGGTGCTGCTCGATTTGGGCAATCTCGCCTGGCAGAAGCGCGCGGCCAACCAGTCCTTCGAGGGCTGCTTGCTGTTCTGGCGCCATAATCAGGACAGGGTGAAGACGCCGGCGGCGCCGTCGAAGTCAATCGTCAGCGTCTCGCCGTCGTTGAGGGTGATGCTCGAGCCGTAGTCGTAGAAGCAGACCAGGTTCTTGCTTGCCGCCGTGTCGTTGTAGACGGCGACGAAACGGAACGGGCCGACCGCGCCGCCGGCAGCGGCAATCACCTCGTCAGCGATCATGACCTTGGCAACACCCGCGGTTTCGGTCAACACGACCGCGTCGAGCGTGTAACCGCCGGCAGCGTAGCCGCCACCATTTGCGATCTGCGCGATGTCGGACAGGACCGTGTTGCCCACCGCCGGCGCCGCGTTCGTCAGCGCAGCCTTGAACGTATGCGCACCGAAGTTGTGCACGCCGCGCAGCACCTGCTCGGCAAAATCTTGGAACTTGGTGAATGCGGCCATTGGGCACCTTTATTTTTCAGCGAGACGGCCAGCGATTAACGCCAGCAGCTCGACGTCGGTCTTACCGACTATGTCTTCAGGGGTAATCGCCACTGATCCGGATTTACCGACAATCGTGACGATAAGAGCGCCCGGAGCCGCTGCCTCGGCGCGCACGTTGGCGAGCCAGGCGGCGGTTTCGGGGCTCATGGGGTTACTGCGCTTTTGGCTTGCGGCCCGGCTTTGGCGCCGAAGGGGTTTCGGTAGCATCCGCGGCAGAGACTTCGGCCTCGTCCGCGACGGCGCCCTGGTCGACGGCGACCTTGATCGCCCCCACTTCCTCGGCAAGGCCGGCACCGACGAACGCTTCGGCGAGGTCACGAGCGCCTGCAGTCGCCGTCAGGTCGTACTCTTCGCCGGCTTTGTACGTCGCAGTACTGATTCCGTCCACCGAGCCATCGGCGGTTTCTTTCATCACGATTTTCATTCGGTGCGCCCATGAAAAAGGGTGGCATCAGCCACCCTTAGGGTGATCACTTGGCCGATCAGGCCGGCGGATTCGCGGTCGGCGCGATACTCGGGTGGCCGAGCACCCACACGCCAGCGACGAAGATGTTGCCGGCGTCGTTGCCGCTCGGCGTGACGGTGACACGGACATAGCGCTTGGAGCCGACGTAGCCGATCTTCCGGGCCACGTTGTCGTCGGCGAAGGTGAAGCCGGCCAGCACTTCGGTGCCGAGCAGCTCGGCGTCGGCGACCGCCGCAGCGTCGGACAGGTTGGCGGTGTCGCCGTCTTCGACCAGGACGGCGAAAGTGGTGTTCGTATCGGTGTTCGTGCCCGTCACGAGCACGAATTCGCACGACGAGAAGCCTTGGATATCGACGATGGTCGAGACAATCGGCGTGTTGTCGGTGCGTGCCGCAGCGGGCACGATGCCCGGCAGCGGATGGATATTGTTATGCAGGTCTTTCATGTAATCCTCGCTGGAACGCCCGCCGAAGCGGGCTTTGGTTTACTTGCCCGATCAGGCGCCGACTTTCATCAGCTTGATGGCTTCGAAGTTGGTCACGTCGCCGCCGACGCGCTTGCGCGAGTAGAACTCGACGAACGGCTTCGAGCTGTACGGGTCGCGCAGCACCGAGATGCCCAGACGATCGACGATGGTGTAGCCCTGTTTGAAGTTGCCGAAGGCGACAGCCAGCGCATTCGCTGCAATGGTCGGCATGTCTGCCGCGTGGCGGACGCCGTAGCCCAGCAGGGTGCTCGGCTTGCCGGCTTCGAGCGACGGGCGCCACAGGTATTGGCCGTTCAGGTCCTTCAGCAGCATCACGGCGACTTCGGTCGCGCGGCGCATCAGCCACATGGCGCCCGGGTGGTACGGCTCTTTCAGCGAACCGGTCATCTTGATCAGGCTGTCGAAGCTGATGTCGGTTGCGGCGCCCGAGGTCAGTTGCTCGATCTTGCCGCGGCCGGTGCCGGCGCCGTAGGTCAGGATGCCGCGCGACTTCTTGACGCCGTCGCCAGCGAAGAACGAAGTGGCCTCGACGCGGCCGAATTTCTCACCCACCTTGCGCTCGAGCCAGGCGCCGACATCGACCGAGCCGTCTTCCAGCATCTTTTGCGTCGCCTTCGGCTTGGCGTAGATCTCGTGCACCGGGATGCGCTGCACACCGGTTTGCGGCGTGCCGGTTTCGCTGCGCTGCTGGACTTCGCCCACCCAGCCGGCGTCGGCTTCGCTGTCGTCGATCGGCAGCTCCAGGGCGTCGGTGCTGATCGTCTCTACGGTGGCGAGTTCGCGCATCGGCGAGGACTCGTACACGACAGTCAGGATGCGGCCGGAGCGCGACGGCGTCACGAAATAGCCGCCATCCGGATCCGAGCCGACCATCATCGACTTGGCATCGACCGAGCCTTCGCCGCGGCGGGCGTAGATGTCGAACTGCTCGGCGTAGCGCTTGTATTCGTCGACATTGACATCTTCCGGACGAATGATCGTGTCAGCCTTCAGCTGGCCGAGTGCAGCCATGCGGGTCTTCTGGTGCTGCATCGCGGCGTCGACGAGCTTTTGCTCCACGCCTGATGCGCCGCCCAGGCCCTGGCGGTTAGCCTTCGCCTGGAACTCATCGAACTGCTTCTGCATCGCGTCCTGCTTGGCCAGAATCGATTCCTTCAGTGCGTCGATCTGCGACTGAGCGAGAGGGTCGCCTGCGCCTTTCGATTCGGCTAGCTTGCGCACGGTTTCCAGGTCGCGCTGCAGGCTTTCTTGGATATTCTTCATGTTGCCGCCCAGGCTTTTCACTTCCTGGGCGATTTGGGTCAGGATCGCCGGGTCTTCGCCGGCGCCTTTGCGCTCCAGACCGCGGGTCATGGTCATTTGATTCATTTTGCTGTTCCTTGTTTGAGATTGTCGAGTTGCTGGTTGGCGGCTTTCAGGTCGCCCAGCAGGTCGTGCAAACCCAATCCAGCGTCCCGCTTGGTCTTGAGTGCTTTGAACCCATCGTTGATGATCACGATGGCCTGTGAGCGGCTAAACCCAGCGTCCCGCGTGAGTAGCTGCTCGAATTCGCGCTCGGTGAGGCTGTCGCCCTTCACCGCATCGACGCCCGCCTCCGGATTCATCGCGAAGGTCACCAGGCTGCACTCCCACAGATCGACGTCGATCAGGGTGCGCACATAGGTTTCGGTGTCGTATTCGTACTTGTTCGTCTTGTAGCCGATCGACAGGCCGCCGATCGCGCCCATCTGGAGCAGTTCGTAGGCTTCGGCGCCCTTGACGGTCTTGAGTGCGAGCTTGCCCTCGACGTAGAGGCCCTTCTCGTCCTCGTACATGTCGGTGTAAATGCCGATCGGCTGCCACGGGTCATGCTGCCAGAGCAGTTTTGGCATCGTTTTCGCCGCCTTGTGCTCGGCTAGCGTGCGCTCGAACGCGCCTTTTTGAATGATGTCGAGGCCCAGGTCGACATTCCCGAAGACGGCCCCATATCCGGAGAAAGTGCCGTCTTCCGAGAGCGATTTGAGCTCGAACGGGCGGGCCAGCTGTTTGGTCGCCGGCGCGTTCTTGAATTTCATGGTTTTCCTTCGCTGGAAAATAAAAAAGCCACCCTTGCGTGGGTGGCCTTATCGGTTCTGCGACATGCGGCTACGTGTTATTCGACGGCGGCTGCGACTGGCTTGGTTTTGGCTGGATCGCCCACGATATTTGCGGGAACACGAAGACGATTGCTTGCAGGGTCGTCGTCAGGATTTCGGTCGAGTAGTGCGCGGCCTTCGTTCGGCGTCAGTATCCCGCCATTGACATAGCCGAGGATGACATCTTTCGTGCCCGTTGCCGAACCGCGCAGCATCCCCTCCTCGGTGAAGTTGCAGTAATAGCCCTGCTCCTGCTCCCGATCCGACAGCAGATTGATGACGGCGGACTGCTCGAACGCTTCCCAGCGTGGCGCCAGGCAGTCTTCGCGGTGCGCTCGGTTCATTTCTTCCGCGCTGGCGAAGGTCGCAGTCTTATCCGAGTAGCCGACTTTGATCGGCAAAACGCCGAAAAACGAACAGATCTGCTCGATCTGCAGCTTGCGGGTCTCGTTCGACTGCGCGTCCACGCTGCTCATCGACGTGTTGAGGAACTTGGCGTTCCGATCGAGGATCATCGCCTTGCCGGCGTTCTGGAGTCCTGCAAACTGCTTGTTGACCCACTCAGCCAGGTCGTCGTGCTGCTTCTTATCGAGCGTCCCCTCAACCGAGTAGACGCCAGTATTGAGGATGCCGTTTTTGTGGAGCCGTGCGACCGCCTCTTCCGTCGCCATCGCAAGCCCAATTGCCTCGCGAGCGAGCTTGACCACCTCCAGGCCAGACACGCCATCTAGCGTGGGGCCGCGCAAGTGCCAGACCTGATCCTGCGTGAACGTGCGCATCGTCCCGTCATAGCCGACGACGCTGTATTTCAGCGTCAAGTCCATCTCGCGGCGAGTCGTAACCATGCCGGGGGCGAACGGGATCAGCTCCAAGATCTTCCCGGTCACGCCTCGATTTATAAATACGTAGGCGTTACCGCACAACTCAATGTGCCACGCCAGCATTTGCCGGAATTCGAAGCTTGTCTGCCAATTGTTCGGCTTGAGCGCTAGGAGCTTGTACAGCGGATGGCTTTTGGCCGGCAGTCGCTTTCCGTTCGCATCCTGCATCAGCTTGAACGGCACCTGGGCCATGCCGTTGCCGATCACGCGGCAGCAGGCAAACACCGTAGCAACCTGAATGGCGGTCTTGAGGTTTACCGCCCGCCCGGTTGCGGATGTGAGCCAGCCAGCCATCTCATGCCAGAACGGCTCGTTAAACGGCCCCTCGGCTTGGCTTTTTCTGGACGGAGCGAAAAGCGACATTACTCAGCCACCTTTCGCGCGATTTGCACGCCCCCGGCAATCATCAGGAGACCAGCGACGATGAAGCCGACAGCCGGATGCAGTAGACCCGCGCCATAGGACAGCGCCCCGGCGCCGCTGACGATAAGGGCGTCGGGAACCATCGCGATCAGTTTTTTCATCAGGATTCCCAAAATGATGTTGCAGCGAACGCGCCGCTAATCGCGCGAGCCACGCCCATGATCGAAGCAACGATGCCGTCGATCTTCTGTTCAGGCTTCTCTTTGCGCGGGTAGATATTGTCTTTGGCGTCCAGCTTCGCGACCACGTTCGACGCCATCCATGTGAGCACCGGGTTGCCGTCGTGGTGGACGCGGCCAGCCTTGATCGCGCTCTCGAATTCCTTCATCGGGAGCGACAAGTTTTTTACGGTTTGACCCAGCTCGACCGCGGTGATACCGTTCTTGGTCAGTCGCTGCTCCAGCTGCGCGGCGCGGTATGGGTCAAATACAACCTCTTCCGGGCCGTACTCGGCGATCAGGTCAAGCGTGTCCTGCTCGATCAGATCGAAGTCAATCTCGGCGCCGTCGTGCTGCTCCAGGAAGCCCTCGATAACCCACTTTCGATACGCGCCCGAATTCTTCGGGTCGTTCTCGATCGCATACTCGGGCAGGTAATACTTGCCGAAGAGGTAAAAGTGCTGCTTCCCCTCGATTTCCCTCACGAACATCAGCATGATCACGCAGACGTCCGAGCGGTGAGCGAGGTCAAGCGTCACATAGCATCGCTCACCCTTGAAGTGCTCTGGCCGCAGCTTGTAGTCCGCGCACTTATTCCACTCCAACAGGTTCAGCCAGGCCGATTTCGCCGAGCACCAAATGTTCAGGTGCTTCGTCTTGAAACGCGTCTGCTTGGATGCGCTCTGCACCGCGCCGCGCTGCTGGGCTAGCAGGAAGTCTTCATCGACCGAGATGCCAAAGTTTGGATTGGCCTTGCGCAGCGCTTCCGGCCTGGTCCAGTCGTCACCCTCGTCGATCGTGTAGATCAGGGCGAACAGCTCGGGATCGTCAAGGACGCCCTCAAGCACCTTCTTGGCGTCGACCTCCTGGTCGTAGCACGGGCCGGCAATGTTGAAGCCGGCCGTCGTGATCATGAGCAGCAGCGGCTGTTCGCGCGCGCCCATACCGGTCTCCATCGTGTCGACCAGTTCAGACGTATCGTGCTCGTGGTATTCGTCCACGATCGCGCAGGACGGCGAGGCGCCGTCGCCCGGCTTGCCGATCACCGGTTCGAAGCGTGAGCCATCAGCTGGGACTAGCAGTGCCTTGGCCCAGACCTCGGCGCCCAGCGCCTGCTGCAGATCGGGCGTGCGCTCGAGCATCTGCTTGGCCGGCCGAAACACCTCCCAGGCCTGCGCCTCGGTGGTCGCGCCCGAGTAGACCTCGGCGCCGAACTCGCCGTCGACCGAGAACATGTACAGGCCGATGCCGGAACCGATGATCGACTTGCCGTTCTTTCGCGGCACGGCGAAATAAGCCTTGCGGTACCGGCGCCGGTCGTTTTTCTTGATCTTCCAGCCGAACAGCGAAACGAACGCGAAGCACTGCCACGGCTCCAGCGTGATCGTCTCGCGCTTCCGCGCCCACTTGCCTTTTGTGTGGGGCATCAGCGACAGGAACGTGCAGACCTTGTTGGCCGCATCCTCGTCGAAGTAATACGGGAACGCCTTGCGGCGGCTAGCCTTCAGGTCGTCCAGGTGCTTCTTGCACGCCAGCTTGACCCACTTGCAAGCGACGATTTTTCCTTTGACGACTGCCTGCGCGTACTCCTGTGCCTTGCCGACGAAATCGGCCGGCATAGTCAATGTGCCTTTTTAGATCCGCCCATCATGTCGGCGAACGGGTTCGAGGGAGTTTGCTTCTTCACGGAGACGCGAGAGCGATCGGCCGGCGTCATGCCGAGCACCGCCAGCGCCGTGCGGATTTGCGCGACCTGAGCGGATGTAACCTCAGCATCATCCGCCTTCCGGAACTGCGCGATCAATCGCGCCGCCAGCTCGACCGCCATTCGGTCAGTCGCTTGCAAGACGGATGCTGGCAGGACGCTGACGATTTCATTCCACACCGCCTTTTGGTGCGCCTTGAAATATTTCGGCGGCTCGACATCGAACTCGCCCGCCTCAAAATCTTCGCGGCGTCGGCCGGGATCCTTGTCGAACGCACCCCGAGCCTCCAGCACCGCCGAAGGGGTTCGGGGTTTGGCCATCCTTGCGACCTCCTAGGCCCAAATTCTCAATTGCGGAAATATAAAAAACACGGACTAGACGGTCTAGGACCCAAAAGCCGGGAAGGCTAGACCCGCCCGGCGCGCTCGGTCGCCGTTTTTTCCTTGTGGCAAGTCGGGCAAGCCGCTTGCAGGTTCGAGCCAGCCTCGATCTGCGCCGTCGTCCAGCCCTGGGCGCGCGCCGCGGCCTTGCTCACCTTGTGATCGACCTCGCTCGCAACGAAGCGGCAGGCAGGCCCTTTGATCTGGCAGAGGCCGCAGTCGCGGCTCAGGATGCGCTCGCGGGTCTGCTGCCAAGCGTAGCCATAGCCGCGCTGTGCACTGGTCTTGTCGCCGTGGCTGCGCACCCAGCCAGAAGTCTGCTTGGCATGCCTCTCGCAGTAGCCCGGCGCGTCAATCAGGGTGCCGCACGCCACCTTGCGGCAGATCGACTTGGGTCTTGCTGGCATCTACGATCCTTCGCGCGCTCCCGGCGCCCACCAATAACACAGCAGCTTCTTCAGGCGACGTGTCCGACTTCAAGAGGTTGCACCGCCGGCATGCGCACTGAGTATTCCGATATGAATGGTCGCCACGCTTTGCCAACGGGATGATGTGATCAAGCTCTGGAGCATCATCGTCAATTGTTCCGCGCTTTGCTTCCGGCGTGCTGATGCCGCAGATCTGGCATTTCCAGCCGTCGCGCTCGAAGACTTTGCGCTTGCTGACTGGCTCGTAGCTGCATCCGAACTTCTTGGCCCTGCGCCGGTGCGTGCTGTCGCTGCGCATTGCTCTTAGAGCGGCAAGGCGACACGCCTCACCGCAGTAGTACTTCTGCCTTAGGCCAACCTCAGGCACATAAGCAGTTTTGCACCATCGGCAGTCCCGCCCCATCTTGCTGCGCACGCCTCGATACCTCGACTCACTATTGTGGGCGCTTTGGCAAACAGTGGAGCAAAAGCGCTGTTGCGCTGCCTTTGGGGTGAAAGAGGTTCCGCACCCAGCCCGCTTACAAATGCGCTCACCTGCACTTTTCAAGGCATACGCTTTGCGTGGCTTTGGCTCAGGCTTGGGCGAACAGGAGAAGCAGAATTTCCGCTCTCGCCCGTTAGAAAATAGCGGCTTCGGATGCGGACAGGTAGCCCCTGCTTGATGCTTCGGCATATCAACCCATCGATCCGGCCATGTAGGCTTCGATGTCCTCGGAACTCAAGTCGCACATCAGGCGACGGGAGGTGCGCTCCATGAACTCGCGGTGTGCGCGCTCGGTGCGCTCTCGCATCCAGGTGTCGAAGTGGATCGGCGCAGCAGCTGCCGGCGAATCATCGCGCGCCAGAAGATGGTACCGAGCCAGGGCCGGCTGGAAGCTACCGTCCGGGTAGTACTCGCACTCGACGGTCACTAGCTCGCCGGTATAGCACCGCAGGGTGAAGCCGCGCGTGTACTTCGGCAGACCGAGTGCGTCGCAGAGCTCCTTACTGATTTGCTGGCTAGCGATCATCGCGAACTCCAGATGTCGAACAGTTCACTCAGCTTCGGCTGAGGATTGGCCGCCGGCGCAGGCCTGAAGATCTGCTTCAGGATGCCCGGCGAATCATTCGGCACCTCGCGCACCAGGTCAGTCAGGGTCGCAACGGCGCCGCCGTAGCCCTTCGCGCGAAGGATGCCGTGTGCAGCCTCGCTCTCAGCCAGGCGCGCCGTGATCCGACCCAGGAGCGCCGGATCGGCGACCTTCGACCCGCTGGCCTGCGAGCCAAGCACAGCTCGAAGGATCAAGGCGTGGTAGATGTCGGTGACGCCACTCATGCCGCAGCTCGCGCGGCGTCGATCACCGCATCCTCGCGCAGCATCTGCATCACGAAACGCAGCCAGACGACCTCAGCTTCGACGCTCATGATTGCCTCAGGCCGGCGATAGCTTGGTGCTGCCGAACAGGGCGGCATGCAGCCAGTCGAGCGGCTTGGCCCACAGCGGGCAGTACAGCTCCGCGGCGGCGCTGATACCGTCGACGGCGATCACCGCCTTGACGGAGCGCGTGCGCATCCACCATTTGCGCAGCATCGGGTGAGCGGCTTGAGCAGTTTGCATTTGGTGCATGGCGTACCTCAGAAATAAAAAAGCCGCCGACGCATAGCTGCATCAGGCGGCGAAGGACTAGGTGACTAACCTAGCCTGGAGACGGGTTGCGGTGGGAGTCACCCCAGAGACTTAGTGCGCAGACACTAGGGCCGCACCATTGCGCCCACCACACAAAGCCCTCGGCCGTCATCCGCGCACGTGGAACGTGTTTGTCTAGCTTGGGCTTTATTTGGCCACTGGCATGAGCCAGTGAGCGCGCATTACTTGCGGCGACCGGTGTTCAACTCGGCGACCTTCTCGATTGCGATCTTCTCGGTCGGGTGCGTGTCGACGTCGGCGAAGCGCTCGCGGTCGAACGTTTTCCAGAAGCCGTTGCTCCATCGTGCTTGGTAGCGCATGGGGAGATCCTTCTATATAGATGAGGTTATTCGTGCTGGTCACAGCGTCCAGCGGGCCGGTTGTATGGTTGGTGGCGCGCAGCTTGCGGCTGCGTCCGGCTGATTGGGTGTGGCAGAACAGCGGCGGGCGAGTGCCGAGCCGCGTCAAGCGTTGTTCGTGATTACCTGCGCCCAGGGCTATCTGCAAAGTGGCGCGTAAACGACAAAGCCCGCCGAGTGGGCGGGCTTATCTACAGTTCTTACAGGCGAACGCCGGCTGTAACGCGGGCGGGGTGTTTCGACTGCCTCTGGACAGCGGTGGCGCTTTCGCGCGCATTACGGTATCGAGAGGGAACTGTGTTGAAGACTTGAGTTTACGCCTGTTTTTCGGGCGATGCAATACTGTTGAGCGATTCGTGTGCGCGCCAAGCTTTCCAGACGATCTCCCAGGTATCTCGATCCACAACCTCGCTGATGTCATAACGATTTTGTGCAGCGGCCCGCTGAGCCTCAGGCAACGTTTCGAACGAGTCCTGCATCTCATTGAGCCCGCCGGCATTGTCGTATTCCTGCATCTGGAGCAGGATGAATTTCTTGTGTTTTGCGCGCACCGCCGTCGCGTAGCCGGCTATCAGTCGGCCGATCACCTCGCCCTCGCCGACATCGGGCGCGACGAATACATGCCACTCCCGCCCGGGTGCGAACAGTTTCGCGCGGCGGTACGGGGTATCGCCACTCGGCTTGGCGCCACCTGTATCGACACACAGCCCGGCATCATCGGACGATTCGGTGATCTCGGGCGCTTGCAAGACTTCGCAAGCTGGGTCGACAGCGATGCGCCGACCATCCCACGGGCCGCCGATGAATAAGCACTCGACTTTGTTTGTGTCGCTCACGATCTTCCTTTCTTGCGCTTAAGGTATGGGCGCGGATTGCCGCCCGCTGGCTATGCATTCGGTGCCGCTGGGCTGATTGCCTCATCGACAATTATAGACGCCGTGCGCAATCCAAGGATGCCGGCGCCCCTGATCACACTCGGCGGCACCTTCATCTTCTCCGCCATCATGTTGAAAAGCCGTACCTGCCAATCTTGGAATGATTGGCCCGTCAACTGCTCCATCCACTCTTTCGCAATCGGGTCCCACGTGCCAATGGCCGTCTTATCGGGGCCGCTCGCGAGATCGGCGCCGATGACTTGGGGCCAGCGTGTCGATGCGGGCTGACCAAGCAAGGCAAGCCCCTCATTTGTAAGCCACCCGCTTCGCAGGCTCACGCCGTACTCGATGTAACCGCGATCGCCGGCACGCTCCATCGCGCGATAGCAGACCTTCTCGGGCTGGCCGGTGCGCTCCATGAGCAGCGCAATTCGGGCGAGACCGCTGCGCTCATCCACGTAGACCTGCAGCACCTGGGCGTCAGAGATGTCCTTACGTGCCATTGCGCATCCTTTCCTGTAATTCGCCGAATATTGAACGTCGCGAAGGCGCGACACCGCCAAATATAATGTCGCGCTACCCGAACGGCTGCCAAACTTTCACGCAATAGGCATTGGCGAGGTCGATCATGTTTGCCGTGCCCGCGCCGCCAGGGAAAGCCACGACACCATCCGGCCTGCCCTCGTCCAGCATGCGCTTATTGCGCAGCGGGCCAGCACGGCGACCGAAGCGCTTCCACTCAGCCTCAAACGTCTGCACCGACACGCCGCTCACCTCAGCCCACTCACGAGCCAACCTGTCTGCACCGAGCGCACCACCCTCGATGATGAGCGTGATGGGCTTCCTTGCATGCAGGACGTCGAGAGCGCGGCGCACTGCGCTCCCGTGTTGTAATCTCGACCGCCGCAGACAAGGATCTTCATGCCCGCGATCTTGCCTTATGCCGCCTGCCGCATCTTTGCGCCGGCGCGGGCCGAGTGCGCCTGGTAGAGCCCTTCGAGCTCGCTCACCATGTCGCGCGTACGATCCGCCACCGTGTTATCACCCAGGATTGGCGCCTTGCCGGTCCCTGCGCATGGTTTGCAGGTCAGGCCGTTGGTGCCGACCGTCGAGCCTCCGCAGGCCTCGCAATTGCCGCCCAGCCAGTGCGCGAGCGATTGCTCGGCGATCTGGTGGTAACGCTTGATGACCGCGTTGGCATCCCATTCGGCGCGCGGTTTCGGGAACCAGCCGCGCTCCAACCCGCGCTTGGCAACGACCTGCTTCCAGGCTCGCAGCAGCCCGGCAAGCTCCATGGCGCCGGCTTCGAATGCCTTTCGGGCGCCGTTGCCATACTTGGCGCGCGTGAGCATGGAGCCGAACACGTTGCCCTGACCGCCATTCAGGTCAGCCAGCGCCGAAGCTGCCAGCGCCTCGGTCTTGCGGTGCAGCTCGTCGTCTTTCAGGTTGTTCGAGTTCAGGGCGTTGACGTAGTGGTCGGCGAAGGGCATTTGGCTTGCTCCTAGTAAAGATAGGAGCAATGTAGCAGCTCAAGAATATTTTTATTGCCTGCTCCGAACTTTGCCAAATGGAAAGGTGTTGCGTATTCGCACGCTATTTGCAAAGCTGTAACGCCTGAGCTTCGGTAAATCCCTCCTTAATCAGGGATAGATATTTTGCGCGGATCATCTGAGCCTCAATTGCAAGGAATTCCAGGTGATCTGCCCACCCAGCCTTAATGGCACGTATGGCATGCACCCGGGCGGCGCGCTCCTTTTCATCCTTACTGAAATCTCCGGTCAGCACCTTTAGCTTGTCGTCGCTCACGATATCCTTTCAATGTGCCACGCAGATCGGCGCGCAGCTTCCCGGCGGCTCAGGCCGCTTTGTTGCGGTCGACCGCGGCGCCTATCTCGATACGCACGCCGCCAGGCTTCGTGCCGTACTCGCGCCTGATCGTCACCGGGTCGAACTGGCTGTCATTGATTTCCAGTGCATCTGCCACGCCGTCCAGCGCCGGCTTGCAGGCGGCAAGCAAGTTGTCTCGGTCGCGGTGGCGTCGGTCCGGCTGAATGAAGGTGATCACCAGCGGCACCGCTTCAGCCTTTCGCCGCTCGACGCTGTACCAGGGCGTACCCAGCGCCGCCACCCGGGCGAGCGCATAGGCGCTTGCGCGTGCGGCCTTGCGCAGCGCCGACGTTGCGGCCCAGTGCACACCCTTGGAGCGGTTCGGGTTCAGTTTCGAGTTCGGGAATGGCAGGTCGACGACGATCATAGGCGCGCCTCCAGCTCCGCAATCGCAGCATCGACGATCAGGCGGCGCACGTTGGCGCCGTCGCCTTCTCCCGGCTGCGGATCTCGTGCCAGGTCGCTGCTCACGGTGCTCGTGCCCACAACAGCGCGGTGTGGCCAGAACTTGGCGCGGCGGATGAACTGCACCATCAGCGGCCCGCAGGCGCTCCAGTCGCCAGCCCAATCCGGCACGCACTGAAGCTGATCGACTTCGGGCACATCGCCAGGCGGTATTCCCAGCAGCTTGCCGCCCGCGTCAAAGACCCCCATCCAGCCCTGCAGCTCCGCCAGCCGGCGGTTTGCTTGCATTCCGTCGCTCGCCATATCAGGCAACCATCCGATGGGCAGTCGTCAATTCATCGTAACGAGCCAGGAACGCCGCTTTTGCTTCCGCTGGCGAGAGCGGGATAATCGTTTCCCGCAGCGCGGTCACGCCCTCCAGAATGCCCCAGTCCGTGGCCAGCCGGTTCATCAGGTCGCGCTGCTCGGTCTTGAGCAGGATGATATCGGCCGTCTTGATCTCCGGCGGCAGTATCGGATCGACGCCAAAACGGGTCAGCACCGCATGCTCGATGCGCTTCTCTATCGCCTTGTAGTCGGGCAGCAGCGCCTTGAGCGGGCGTGAGACATCGCCAATAAACGCCTCCGCGGCGTCGTGCAACAGGCCGGCCAGCGCGTGTTCGGGTGGCACGATCTGGCTCACCAGGACCGAGTGCTGCGCTACCGAGTAGAACGTGTGCACGTGGCCGGCGAATCGGCAAACGTGCGACAGGGCGTGGGCAATATCATCGATTCCGAACACCGACTGCTCAGGCGTCATGAAGTTGAAGTAGTGGCCCGAGTTGGTCATGATGTCAGGGCGCATCGGATTGTGGCTGCTCATCGTACTCTCCTTGTTGTGTTGGTAACTGGGTTGGATGCTTGTCTTGCTGGACTTCAAGCCACCCCGCCGACTCATGCTAGCCGAGCAGGGTGGCGCTGACGGCGATCAGCCAGGCACGTTGACGGCAGCCGCACGGCGCGCCGCGGCCTGCTCGGCGGTTTCGCCTTCGAACTGGCCTCCGTAGTGCGGATTCAGGCCGCTAGCGATCAACTGGCCAACGGTCTTCGGCTCAGCTACTCCTAGCGCGTGCTCGAACATGGCGCGCGCCTCTTCGGCATTGAACACGTTGGTGCCACTCGGCCAGCTCACGCCTTGCAGGTCAGCAGAGGGCCGGTCGAAGTGGATGTAGCAGTCCGGGCTAAAGGTCTTCGGCAACGGCCAGCCGAGGAAGCGGTCGACCGCAGCCTTAACGTCCGGGGCGGGCGCGCTGTAGTGGCGAAGGATGTCGTGTGCCAGTGCGATTGCGCGGCTGCGATCCAGGATGATCGCGCTGGCGTTGTTCTCGCCGGCACTGCGCACGGTGACGACGACATCGCCCGGGTTGGCGACGCGCTCGCTGACGTTGATGTAGGCCGGGCAGCTTGCGCCTTGGTCGGTGAATGCGTGGATGGTCATGTGGTCTTGCCTTTCAGGTTGGTACTGCGGTTGGTGTTGCTTGTGATTGCTCTTTCGCCTGGCGCTTCTCGACCCACTCCGCGCGCTCAGTCCTGTTTGCCGGCGGCGCGTATCGCTTGCACGCTTTCCTAGCCCAGTACACGAACGGCTTGATCGCCGGCGCCGTTGGTCCTTTTTGGCCTGCGCATCGCCCCAGGCCTACGCTTGCGTGTTTCGGGTAGTCCTTCATCTTGAAGTGCTTGCACATCGCGCAGATGTCGGTGCTTTGGTGGCTCATGCGGGCTCTTTTCTCAGATAAGTGATCACGCGAACCAGGCCGGCCTCTTCGAGGATCTTGGCTGTTGGTGGCTTGCGCCCGGTAAGCACGCTACTCACGAACGCATCGCTCACGCGCCATGCTCGAGCGGCGTGGCACTGCTTTCCGTACGTACGAGCGACGTATGCGCGCAACTCTGGCAACAGGTCGATTTCTTGGCTCATGCAAATGCCCTTTGGCTAGCCCACCCGAAGTTGCACGGATAGCCGTTCTCGCGCAGACGGTCGAAGACGCGATCGCCCACGAAGTCCCGCAGGGTGTATGTGCGCCCAACAGGCCGCCCCTCCGGCTTCTCTTGATCTGCTTCGAGCTTTTGATTTGTGATGGCGATCACAGGTCTATGGTTGGAATACCGCCTGTTGATAACCTCAGTGAGCAGCGACATCGAGTTGTCCTTGCCGGAAATCGCGTCGATCTCGTCCAGGATGAGCAGGTCGTAGTGCGCGAAACGCTCGATTTCCGATGCTTCCGACTTTCCCTCGGCGCTGTAAGACGCCTGGATCTCGCTGATCATGCCGCGCGCCGTGATGTATCGGGCCGAACGCCCGGTCTTCTCGATGAACACCTGGGCGAGCTCGCAGGCCAGCAGTGTCTTGCCGGTGCCGTTTTCCCCGACCAGTAGCAGTGATGCCCAGGCCGGCACTCCAGAGATGGCTTGGCGGAACTCGCGTGCGATCATGCGAATAGCCCGCTGCTCGGCCGTGGCGCCGATGAACTTCTGGCCGCGGTATCGGAGCGGGATGTCGGCGATCTTGATCATGTCGCCCAGGCGCTGCTTGGCCCACTGCGAGTCGAATTCCGGGCGCAGCTTCTGATCCTGGCAGTGCGGGCAGTACCAGGCCAGGCCGACCCGGGCGAGAACCTTGCTCGGGCCGTGCGACTCGCAGGCGCCTTCCACGTACTGAAGTCTCGCGCCCAGGCTCTGGATCAGGTCGATCGCGTTTTGTGGCTCGCTCATAGCGGGACGTCCCCTGGCGGCGCCTCAATGCCGCGCCGCTTCATGAGGGCCGATTGCGCAGCCTGATCGCTCGACCGGTCGGCGCCTGCGAAGTTGAACTTCTGCCCTTGCGCGGCGCCGGCCTTCGGCGCCCCCTCCGCCGCACGCTCGTCGGCCAGGCGATCCCACTGCTTGCGCAGCTTTTCCGGGCAACGGATGTTCCTGCACCAGAACGAATCCCCCTGAGCCCAGCGGAACAGGGCAGCGATTTGCTTGTGCGTGCGCCCGTCACGTTCACGCATCAGGCGCACATGGTCGGCCCAAGCGGCGAGGTTTGGCGTTGCGACGTCCGGCTGCCGCTCCTGCAAGCGCTCGAACAACCATTGGGCGCACTTCTCGTCTTCTGGCGTGTGGGGGCGTGGGTCGCGCGGGCCGCGCTTTTTCTTCTCGACCTTGATCGTGATGACTTCCCGTCCGGCGAGCAGCTCGAGGAACGTTACGGCGTCAAGCGTCACATCCTGACCAGCCTCCGCCAGTTCGCGCAGCTTCGAGAGGTCACACATGGGCGCCCTCCCCGCGCTGTTTCAGTTGCCACTTCGCCCACTCGCCCGCTACCCAGTTGACGCCTTTCGGGGTGAAGCGCGCCGAGTTAAACGCGTGCCCGCTGTTCTCCGCAGTGCCGGCCTTGACGCAGAATCGCCCAGCGTCGATGTGCTGCGAGTGCGGGGTCAGTTCGCCATTGAGGCGATACAGGATCTTCTCCTCGATGAGGAAGTCGCGGAATGCGTTCTCCTTGGCGCCCAGCAGCTTCGCGACCTGGCGAAAGCCCTTAAGGCCCGTTGAGTCGACGTAGCGGCCCACGAACTCTACCGCCGGCGCAGCAGCTGCGATTTCAGCAGCTTGCGCTTCGATCGTCTCCTGCTGATCAGCTGCCAGTCGTAGCGCTTCCGCAAACGAGCGAGGCAAGGCGGGCTGCGCCACCGACGCGCCAACGACTGAATACGCTCCGGTGCGGCGAATGGATGGCAAAACGTCGTGTCGCACCCACCGCTTGAACGCCTTCGCCTCGGACTTCCGGCTGCCCAGGATCAGGGCATACAGCCCCGGCTCATTGACTGCAACCATCTGCTGGGCGCCGCCGGGGGTCTGTATTAAACGCAGTGCTTTCTCGTCATCGTCCAGCCGGCGCGTTTGGTCCGTTGTGATGCCAAGCACGGCGCATACATCTTGCGCCACAAACCAGGCTGCGCCGTCGTCATCGGTAACGATCCTGATCTGAGCGCCCTCGAACTGGAACGGCATCGGGCCGGCGCCGCCCGTGGAATTCTGCAAACTTAGAATGCTTCCCATATCAATCTCCTAATGGCGCCGCTTCAAGCGGCATCCCTATAGACGTGGCCTTCGTCGATCCGCCGGCGAACCAGGTTCATCGCCGCAACCACCTCGGCGCGGCTTGCGATGTCCATCTGCCCATCGTGGACCGCCAGTGCGGCCTTGATGTCGCTGAGGCCTTCGCCATCGAGGCGGAAGCTCTTGGTGCGCTCGCTGCGCGTCTTGGCCCGGAATGCCCCTTCCAGCGCGACGTTGAAGGTCGACTCGTGCTCGGCGCCAATCCCTGCCTCGGCCAGCGCGAGCCCGATGTTCAGCGCAGTCACCACGACGGACCACGCCTCTTCGGTCGCGGCGCCGGTTGCGAGCTGCTCCAGGTTGAGCCAGTACGCCAACCCCAAGTCCTGCAGCTGCCCGTCGTTCAGTGGCGCCGCATCCTGTCCGCGTGCGTGGCATTTCGCGACCACCGTGAGGCCGCCGGCGAGAGCTATCGGGCGCGGACGGTATTTCTTGTTGCGTGGCTTCTTCATACCACCTCCTCAAACAGATCACGCTGTGGCGCCGGTACCGCAGCGGCCTCCGCAGCCGCCTTGACAGCGGTCCATTCATGAGTGATTCGCGCCCTGGCAATCTCGACATATTCCGGCGTCATGTCGATGCCGATAAACCGGAATCCCTCGCGCATGCAGGCTTTGCCGGTCGAGCCACTACCCATGAATGGGTCGAGTACCAGGCCGCCGGGCGGCGTAACCAGCCGGCACAGGTAGGCCATCAGGTCAGTTGGCTTGACCGTTGGGTGGTTGTTCTGACTGGTCTTGTCGGTACCTTCGGACTGGAAGCTACCGGGATTCTGGTCGCCGCTCGACCAGTGCAGCGGCTTGCGATCGAGTTGCCCGCAGCCCTCGTTACGGTCGGTGCGACTGGCCTTGGCGCAGTAGAAGAACCGGGCGGCACTCCCGTTGTCACCGCGACCTATCGGCAACGACCCCATAGAGCCGCGTTTGAAGTTTGTAGCGGTTTCACTGGCCGGCGAGCGAAATCCGCCACTATCCCCAGAGTCATGGCTGGATGTGCAAGGGAAGGCCGCAAGCACTTCGTCGCTTCCATCGTGGATCAGGTTAGCGGGCCAGCGCCCGGCGGCCGCAGTGCCGCCGCCGGCATGGAGGTTCGTCGCCCCTTCTTGCTCGGCGCTGCGCGTGCCAGCGTGGCCGCGGTCGCCCGAACAGTTGCGGGCGTACTCGGCGTCAAGCACCTCGACCCGGCACCCGTCGATATTCATCGCCCCGACGCCGTGCGCCAGGACATTCGCCGCCACGGTGCCGATCAGCGGCTTGCGCGCCACGCAGATAGGTTCGTGCGCCGGTTTGAGGGCGGTGCCCCAGCCTTCCCACTGGCGGGCGGCTTCGGTTGCCGGTACCGTAACCTCTTTCCATTTCGCCGCCTCGACAGACTCAGAGCCGACCAGCTCATCGCCACCACGCGCGGCGCGGCAGCCTGCACGCACCATTTCGCCGGTACCGAACCGCTCAGCGCCCGCCGCCTTGTCGATAGCTTTCGACACGTCGAGACTTTTCGGGAACCCCGACCCATAGACCCACATGATTTGGTCGCGAATCTCAAAGCCGGCATCCTCGATCGCGCACGCCATGCGGTGATAGGTGCGGCTGCCCGAGAACGCGAGCAGGTGGCCGCCGGGCTTGAGCACGCGCAGCGCCTCGCGCCACATTTCGACGCTGTTGGCGATGCCGGTCGAGTCCCAGGATTTACCCATGAAGCCGAATTCGTAGGGCGGGTCGCAGACAATCGCGTCGACGCTATCACTGGCCATCGGGCGCATCTGCTCCAGGCAATCGCCCAAGCGCAGATCGAACGGCAGCTCGACTTCGCTAACTTCGCTCGTGTTCAGATCGCGCATTCGATGACTCCTTCTTGGTTCAGTGTTGCGATGCACTCGGCCAGCAGCTCGCGCTCAGTACCGTACCGAGCCTGGAACGTCGCCTTCCGGCCGTGCACGCTGATCCGCTGGCGGATGTCGCTGTCGTCTTGCTGGTGGTGCTGCGGGCAGAGCGGAAGCACGAGGAAGTGCGCGCCTGGCTTCGTGCGCCCGTCGATGTGGTGCAACGAAATCTCGCGGTTCTCCCAGCCGTCCTTCTGGCAGGCGATGCACGGCAACTGCCCCATGCGGTCCATGAAGCGCGCTTCCTCCGCGGTCGGTGGGCGGCCCTTCATCCCGCGCGACTTCATCGGCTTGGCCAGCTTTGGCGTCTTCGCTTCTTTTGCAGCCCTGTATCGGACTGCAGTTGAGCGCAGCATGCCGGCGCCGGCGGATGGGGTCTTGAACCCGCTGCCGCGAGACATTGGTGTTTTGCGCTGAAGCGGCTGGCCCTGCTTGAGCGGCTTGCCTTGCTTTAGGGTTGAGGTGCGCATCATGCGAATGCCTGGCGCGCGACCCGGCGCTGGCGCAGCGCCTCCTTGTAGCTGGCTTTCGCCTCTTTCTTTGTTGACTTCCACTCACCCGCAACGTCGGTCCGGTACTGCCAGTCAAGCCGCACATAGCGATATTTCGCCTCCCAGCCCCACTGGTGATTCCACTCGACGCGCGGCACGTTGATGCCCAGCCACTCGGCGAACGAATGCCCATAGTCGGCGTCCAGATATTGACCGTACCTGGTCGGCTTTGGCGGTTGCGGCAGGTTATCCAGGGCGTAGGTGCAGCCCGCGGCTGTGACGTGGAAAACCATGTCGTCGGCGCCGCAGAACTTTGGTGTCGGGCTGCGCCCCATCAGTCCAGCAGCCTCCAGCGCCTTCAGGTCGGCCAGATCATGGTGCCCCTCGGACGCTACAAAGTGGTTACGGTACGACTCGCGGCGTTTCGGCGTCACGCCTAGCGTGTGATGTAGCAGGTGCAGTTGGTATTCAGTGGCCGCGGTCATGGCGCCACCCGCTTGAACTCGCCGCCAGGAAAGCCGTCGTGCTGCACGCCGTCGAGCAGGCGGCCGGCGGCTTTTTTGCCGACTTTTGTGAAATGGTGGTCATGAGCAAGACGGAACGCGGGCTCTTTGTCTGGCGTGGCGCCACATCCATTGATGGCTGATCCGTTCGACTCAACGGGCAGCCACTCGCCCCATTGTTTGAACAACATCGGCACGTCGGCTGCGGCGCATTGATCGCGCAGACTGCGAACCCAGTCCGGATGCATTGGCCGCGCGCCGGGACCGCTCTCGCCGCCGCAAATAACCCATTCCGGCATGATCGCGAGCGGGATTTCACCCAGGTCGGCCAGCATCGGCTCGACACTCCAGAATCGCACGTGCGCAGGAATATCCACCAATTCCGCAGCATCACGCAGCATCTCTTTCCGGCTGGTGATCGTTGCGCCGATGTGCACATTTTTTTGACGAATAAGCCATCCGGCCGACCGTGCCCTGCAAACCATCGCCCACACGTTGCCGATCCGCTTCGTCAGCAGCAGCCAGTCGATGTTCGGCGTCTGCTCAATCAGCGTGAACAGGTCATCGCGCCACTGCGGGTCGACCGCATTGTCGAAGACGTCGGCCAGGCTTGCGCAGAACACGCGCTGCCGGCGACCATGCTCGGCGAAGAACTTCTCGTGCGCGGCATTCCAGGCCAGTGGCTGCTTCCAGTTCGCCGGCGAGGTCCGCACGCGCTCGGCGCCTGGGCCCCACTGCACCTTCTTCAGCCGGTCGGCCATCATCGACTCGGCGTAGCAGTTGTCGCAGCCGGGGCTGACCTTCTGGCAGCCGACCCACGGGTTGAAGGTGTGGTCGGTCCATTCGATTTTGCTGTTCTGGGTCATGCTTCGATCCTCCGAAATTCCACCTTCCATACCCAAGGATTGGCGTCCCAGCTGCCGGCGCCATTTATGCTTTCCCATAAGTCGCGATACATCGCGCGCGGCATCGTCTCGCCGACGGGGGTGGTCATCGGCACGCCGGCTGCGCTCGCGTTCAGGCCAATACCCTCGGCAATCGCATCCTGGTCGCTAATGTCCTGCAGCCGCTCGACGCGCACCGACACGATCTCCAGCAGGATGCGACTGGCCCAGCGCGGCATGTGGATGCTGGGCTTCCAGGGCAGTTTGCTGTCTTTCGCCCACGACGCCGGCGTGGCGCGGTAGTCGACCTGCAGGCAATTCTCCTCATAGAGTGACCCATCGTTGAACGCACGCCACGTCTCACGCACCCACAGGCGGTCGCCCGGCTGGCCATAGGCGCAGTCCATCGGCTCCTCTTCGAGCATTTCGCTGTACGGCACGAGGTGCGGCCAGATCGGACCTTCGTCGTCGAGCGGTAAGTAATCGAGCTCGAAGCGCGATTTCACAGCGCGCCGCGTCTGCGTCTTGCCGCCACTGAGGATTGCGGCCACCATCGGGCCGTTGAACAGGATTGAGCGCTCTTTCATGCGGCCTCCCGCAAAGCAGCAATCGCGATCACTTTGTTGGGTGCCCGATCCCAGCCGCGAACCTCGTCGGCCGTGAACTTGCCGGCCTGCGACTGGTCCGCGGTGTAGCCGCTGAAGCCGGCTCGATGGTAGAGCTGATGCTCGTCGTGCCAGACGTTGAACAGCTGTTGATCACCCGGAAAGAGAATGTCGCGCAACTGGGCGGCACGCTCGAACTTCATCACCTTGACCGCGCACGCCAGTTCCGCCTCCAAGCGCTTGCGACGGCGATCGGCATTGCGCCTGACCCGCAGATTGTCCGGGGCCGCGGCATAAAGCTCGAAGCTGGCAAGGTTGCGAACCTCGTACCGACCGACAACCACCCACCACATGTTGTTGATGTTGTACATGGCCGTGCCGCGGCAGATCCTGCCCTGCCAGTCGGCGAACCAGACCGTCTGCATGTGCTCCAACTGCCGCCCGTCCGCCGAGCCGCGGTTGTGTTGCATGCTCGGGTTCTTCTCGATGTAGCCCGACCAGTCGCCTTTGAAGTGCCAGCTGTCGCGATACTGCTGCTCGACCCACTCGGTGGCCTCGGCACCACCCGGGTGGGCGCCGAGCTTCTTTTCCTGCGTCTTGAACGTATAGGCGGCGAACACGTTGCACAGGTAGTCGCGGATACGCCGGCGCGTGCGCTCCATCTCCAGGCGCAGCACATATGGCATGCGCCCCTCTTTGTTGAAGTCGTACTGGCCGCCGTTTCGATTTTCGGACGGGGTAACGTTCTGCCACATCTCGAGCTTGATGCATCGCCCGCTAATATCCAGATGGGCCTTAAGGTCGCCCTTGGCGCAGTCGCGCTTACTCTCCGCCGACCACCGCGCCACATCGCCGCCGTAGTGCTTGACGTCGCGTGGCTTAATTGCCGGCATGGCACAGGTCCAGCCGAGGCGATTCAGCGTCTGGACGATGCGTGCGAACACCTCGCGCTTGAACTTGCGTTCCCACGCTTTTTCGCCGGCGTAGCCTCCTTGGGCACGTGCAGCGGAAATGCCTTCCTCATAGATGTTGAGGCAGGCGTCGCCAAAGGTGATCGTGCCTTCGCGCTCAATTAGCGTGCTCATGCCTCACCTCCACTGATGGTCTTGATGCTCACCGTCTCGCGCACCGACCAGGACGGCGCCAGGTCTGATGCTGGGCGCAAGGCTTGGCGGCGCGGGATGTTCTTCTTGCTGATGGCAGGGCTGGCGAACACGCTTGGGCGGTACTGTGCCGGCGTGTTCTGGCCGATCGGCTTCGATTCCTCCTGCCCGCTCGCCTGACTTTCGAGCCAAGTGCGCAGCGCGGGGCTGCAGTCAAGCTTGCCGTCAGGGAGTTGCGTCAGAACGCCGGTGCTTACGGCGCGCTGCAGTTTCTCGGCGCGCTTGTGCGAGGCGCAGCCCAGGTCGACCGCGGCGCAGAGTTCCGCCTCGACCATCGGGCCACTCTTGAGCAGGTGCTCAGCTGCCAGCCTGGGTGCAGTGCCTTTGTTGGGAACGTAGAATTTGGGCTTGGCGCTCATGCGAGCCTCCGAATAGTGTATTTGGCTACCCAGCAATCAGGAGCGTGAGGCCTGCCCTGCGGGCGATAGCATGCTACGCAGCGAGGGGCGCCGTGGCGGATGTAGGTCATGCGGCCTCCAGCATTTGTGCGCGAATGTCGCCGCCCCACTGCCGGGCGAATGCTTCTGCGATGGCGGGGTCGGTGCGGCTGCGCTCGCGCTCGCGGTTCGGGCCGGGCGGCATCATGTGGCAGGCGGCCACGATTTTTTCGAAGTCGTCCTTCTTGTGCGTCGGGACGAGTGGCGGCACGCCCTTGAGCCACAGGGCTGCAGCCTTGGTGAATGGCGAGCCAAACATCCATGGCTGGACGACCTGGTCGTACTTGCCGACGTGCTGCATCGCCAGACCGTGCGGCATCGAGTTCTCAAGCACGATCTTGGGGATGTCGCAGTTCTTGAGCTTGTTGAAGAACTCGACGCCCTTGAGGAAGTCGTCCATCCGGTTCGGGTAGCTCGGGTGACGGCGCCGCCCCGCGGCCGGGAGGTGCGTGTCGTCGGGGTGGTACATCCAGCGGATCCCGGCCAGATTGTTGAAGGTGCAGTACGGGTGCGCGATCATCATGTCGAAGCTCTCGGCGCCCGACTTGATCACGTCCAGCAGGTCGCCGCGGATATGCCATCCACGCGGGGCCTCGGTTTCACGCAGATCGCAGGACACCGCGGTGTGCCCAAGGCGCGCAAAGGCATCCCGCACGCGGCCCGAGTATTCGCATCCAATCAGGATCTTCATGCCCGTACCTCCGCCAGCTCCCGAGTGAAGAAGTGCGCCATCATCGGCTCATGCACCGGCAAGGTATTGATCACGCGGATCGCGTAGTGATCGTCGTCAGCCATGATGTGGAAGCGGCGCCCCGGGCCCGCCCTCTCGCCGAGCGATTCCGAGGTAGGCGCCTTGCGCGCATACGACCGAACCGGAAGGCTATCCAGGCATTCGTCGACAGCAGCTGCGTCCAGCGCAAGACGGAAGACCGGCGAACCCATGCTGGTAGCGGTGCCGTCGACGTAGCGCGCGATTTCGATCACTCCGAGGTCGCGCAGGTCCGCAACGTATTTTCGAGCTCCGGACGGGCTCACGCTTAGCAAGTCAGCGATGTCCTCACGCATCATCTCGCGAAGCCGAAACGCGGCGATCAGGGAGCGAATGCGCTCGATCCGGATCGCGGTGTAGCTGTGGGTTACGTGGTGGGCGCGGGTCATGATGCCCTCGCGATCTGATTGCGCGCCACGGCAACCAGGCGGTCGTCGGCGTGGTCCAGGACATCGAGCAGCAGCCGCTTTTCTTCCAGGTAGGTGACCGCGAACTTCGGATCGTTCTGCACGATCGACGAGGTGTTGCTGATCAGGTCTGCGACCTTGATCGTCTGAACCCAGCTCGGTGCCGCGGCGAGACGCAACCGGGAAGCCGCCTTGCGCTCGGCGCGATTACCCTGCTCCAGATCGGACAGCAACATGACGCCGCGAGCGACGACGGCGCCGAACCGCTCGATCAGCTCGGCTTCAGTGACGCCTTGATCCTCGACGCAGTCGTGCAGCCATGCGACGGAAATAATCTTGTCAACGAATTCAGGGTGGATCGAGTTGAACTTTGGATCGTCGCCGGCGACAGTTGCGACGATGCCGGCAACTTCTGCCAAGTGATCTGCGTAGGGGTTGCCCGTGTAGCGCCGCGCTTGGGTTGCGTGAACCTGGCGCGCAAACACCATTGCCTCGAAGGCGATCATGCTGCACCTCCGTCAGTGGCGGCATCGACCTGGCTCGCCGCCTGCTTCGCATTCATGCAGAGCGCCGCCAGGTATTCCAGGGCCTTGGCATAGCTCCACGCGTGCACCATATCGTCGTCTTCGGTCACGTCGTCGGCGGTCACGACGCCGCGATACGAAGTGTCAGTCCAGCTGATCTGGATGACGCGCTTGCGCCAGCCGATCTTGACGAGGCCGATGTTCGTTTCGACCAGCCACCACGGAGAGGCGGCGCGCTGCTCGATGTAGGCGGCGGGCCAGTAGCCGTTCGGGAGTTCGTGAATCGACTTCACATCGAATCGTGCCATCTCGAAGAGAGCGAGTGCGTGTTCGCGCTTCATGCCGCACCGCCAGTCTCGAACATGTCGGGAACGCGCGGGTCGCGCTCCGGCGCAGCCCGGGCAAAGTCAGCCTCAGTCAGCACGTGACGCTGTGAAGCGGACTTCACCGTCCAGATCACATCTCCTGGGCGCAGCCAGTCGTTCTCCGCGAGGATCGCGGGCAACTGGCAGCGACGGTACTGATTGCCGGTAACGGTCCAGAGCTCGATCGGGTCCGAAGTGGCGCTGACCAGGATCTCGGCGCAGGCTTTCTCCAGGCCGGCGCGGTCGGCGCCCTTGATGGCGTCGAACAGGTTGCGCACTGCCTGGTGGTGCGCGGCGCTGGCGCAGACGCGGATGTCGTCGCGCTGCTGCTGCAGGTATTCGTCGGCGAGCGCGCGCGCTGCCTGCATCAGTTGGACTGCAAGGGTCGCCCAGTGCGGCTCGCGCGGATCGGCCGGGCTTGAAACCTGCGCTTCACCGGCGTGCGCCGCCGGATTTGGATTTGCTGTTATCATTCGTTCCTCACTTGTTTCACCGCTTCAGGAAGCCCGGTTGCCGCCGGGCTTTTTCATTTCTGCTGCTCTTTCAGCATCCTTTCGAACTTCTCCCTGCTCATCACATGCCCCGGCTCGATCGGTGGCGGCGCCGGTTGCTTTTCTTCCTCCTGATTCATTCGCAGCTCTCCAGACCGAAGTCGACGCTTTCGCTGTAATAGCCGTTGCTCTCGCCGTGCCAGCGGATGTCGACGTAGCCCTTCGCGGTGGCGAACTTGTAGAAGGTCCAGGTCTCGCTGTCTGGCGTCCATTCCGGCGTAGGCACATCTGCCGGGCGCTCGTCGCTGCTCGACTCTTCGGCTCGCAAAATTGGCGAGCCAACCAGGTCGCTCAGGTCGCCGACGATGCTCTCGATACTCACGCCTTCGCAGCAGGCCTGCTCATGCCACATCAGGTACGTCTTGCCATCGTCAGTGGCGAAGCGGATCTCGTCCTTGTTGTCATTGACGGTGACGCTGGCAAGTGTCTTGCCCAGCAACTCCGAAATCTCCTTGCGGTCCTCATAGCTCACGCGGCCCATGACATCCCTTCCTTCTGTTGATCCATCTACTCCCTCTTATTGAGTGGCCTCAGTCACGCTGACTTGGGCCGGGTTATCGTGGTATTGCTGGGGAGCGGACTGCCCGAGCAGCTGGCGAATCTGGGAAACTGGCCAGGTCGAGCGTTCGTGGATCCGCAAAATCATCCCAGCGCTGACCCTCCCTTTTTCGCGCGCCTTGCTTAAGTCCGGTGCGCCGACCCCCAGCCAGTTCGCCAGGGCGGAATCGCTGTTGATGGCGAATTCCTGGCGCAGCCGGTCGAACAGGGTCGATGCACTCATGGCTCGCTACTCGCCCGCCACTTCAGCGCCGAACGTGCCGCGGAACTTCTTGCGGCGGTCTCCCATCACCGCGCGCAGCTGGGAGATCGTCATGCCGGTCAGTTCGTGCATGGCGATGAGGAGGGTCGCGCCCACTGGCAGCCGGTTATGGCGGATCTTGCTCAAGACAGGTGGCGCCACCTCGAGCTCGCGCGCCAGGGCTGCGTCGTTCTTGACGCCCAACTTCCCAAGCAGGAAATCCAGCAAGAAGGCCTGGTCGAGAACCTGTTCCGCATTCGTTGCTCCTGCTGCCACTGCTGTCATCGTTGACTCCGTGTTGTGGTTATTGGTGACGGCTTCCCGCCGCCTGGGCATTCCCTACGTCGAAGCTCGGATCGGAATCGCGGCGAGCCTAGGCTCCGCCTCTGCCAGCGCAGCTTCGATCGCGCGCTCCGTGCGGGTGGCGGCTTCGCGCTCGTCCCGGACTTCCTTCAGCGCAGCGCGCAGAATCTCGGGAGACGGATTGCTGCCAGCGCTAAGCAGAGCCATCTGGGCTTCGGAGCTTTCTTTGATCATGGTGCGCAGGTGGCCGGACGCGTCGAACTCGCCAGGCACGGGTGCATCTGCACTACGCACCTCGACGCCCAAGGCGCCAAACATCTCGTTCAGGCAGTGAAGACGCTGATCCATCGGCAGCGCGGCCAGGACGGACGGCAGAAGGTTCAGTGGCAGCAGCGTGCTGTCCTTGGTTTCGTCGTCCAGCCAGCGGAAGATGCGCTCACCCCAGACCTTGGCGCGGGCGAAGGCATCGCGGCCCGGCAGGTCGAAGGTGATGCCAGTGACCTGGTGCGCGCCGATGGCTTCGTGCACCTCGACGATCTGCTGCGCAGCAGTCTCGCGGCTCCAGTCCTGCGACTTGCGCCAGCTGTTGACTGCACTGCGGATTACGCCGATGAGTGTCTGAGGTTCGTTCCTCATGATCTTTTCCTATTTGCAAGCTAATCTGATAACACTGAAGAACAACAACCGGAGCCCTACATGTCTGACGCTGCCTGGATCCTGATGAACTGCGATCTGATCGCTGTACCGCTGCAGATCAAACTCGGCGGCGTGGTCACGGTGTACTGTGGCGAGCGCCGGGCGAATCAGCTACTGAGCGGCCTAGGGTCAGTTGCGCGCCGCCCAGGAGATGCCTCTAGCTCACAAACCCGCGCATGTAGATCGACGATTGCGCGAAGCGTTGCCCCCTTGCAGTCGGGCTGACCGTTAAGGATGCGATTCACTGTTGGCTGCGAGGTCCCCAGTTCCGTTGCAATACGGGGCTCGCTCCAGTCTGTCGCGCTCTTGATTTCCCTGAGCAGGGTGGCAATGTCTTTGTCCATGCTCACAAGCATATACGCGAACGGATAGATTATCAATACCCGAATGGATAGAAATTTGTGCGCGCCTATACGCGCCCGGATAATGCGCCGCATGGATACCAATACAATCGGTTGGCGCCTGGATAAGGCGATGCAGGACGCGAGGATCAAATCGCAGGCGCAGCTCGCCCGCCTGAGTGGCGTGCCTCAGCCAACGATCAATCGAATCCTGAATGGTGAGGGTAAGCGGGGGCCGGAGACGGGGACCCTTGTTGCGCTTGCCAATGCGACAGGCGTAGAGTTCCTATGGCTTCAACAAGGGCGAGGGCCGCAACGGCCGGGAGAGCCGGTGGAAGCTGGTGACGAAGCGCGCAATGATGAGAAAGCGCGCTTACGTGTAGTTGAGCAATCCGAGTCTATAACGCTGCAGTGGGTTACAGACCGAGAGGCTGAGCTCCTGAGCGAATTTCGAGCTTGCGATGAGCGATTTAAAAAAGACTTACTAGCTGCCGCTCGCGGGCTTCCTAAGGTCGACGTTGTAATCGCCGCTCGCGACAAGGCGCAACCCGGGCGTTGAACGCCGGGGCGAGCTCCTGGCAATCGATTGCAACATGCAAAGCGCGCCGACCTGAGATTCGTCGCTCATACTGTCAAAAGCCTCGAGCAGTGCTGCTCGGCGGTCTGTCTGCTCTATTTTCTTCTGTTCCACTATTCCTCCGTCCGGAGTGTTCCTGTTGTTGTATTCGCCGCCAACGGTGTGCTTTAGTACCTCAGGACTCCGAGCTCGGCTTTCTGTTGTGTCAGAACTACTGTACACGCATACAGTATTTTACGCCAGCGCCCGGCTGTCCGGTCTTTCTGTGTAGAAATAACTATATGCTTTCCGGGTTATTGCCACCAATTTATTTTGCATCGGTTGGCAGTAGTTGGCTGCGAGGCTTGGACCAATGACCGCCTGTAACATTTTCTTCAGAGTGAATCGGGAGACCTCATGAGTGAATATGTAACAAGGATAACTGTTGTTTTTTGTGGTGGCAAATGTGGCACCACAACGGTTTTTCTGTTTGCTATTGCGCAACAATCGCGCGATGAGCATATTGAACAAAGACCAGAGAACGAAAAGGACATTGCGCCTGCCGCCTGATCTCGATAATGAAATTACAGAGGCTGCGGCTGCCGCCGGGCGGTCGGCGAATGAGGAGATCATCCACAGGCTGCAGGCCTATGCTGAGTCCGTGGCGCTAAGCGATATTGCCAAGCAAAATGTCGAACTGAAGAGAATGGTTCAGCAGCTGATAGATCGACAATGCTAGGCTTATAAAGGAGATGTGCGAACGCTTATGGCAATCGAACCCGATCACCTCGCCGACTTCACGTCGATCCGGCGCGTGACGCTCCGGCTGCGCGCTGGCGTGTCAGGCTTTGAAGCGGAACCAGACATGATTGCCGCCGAACCGTTGTTAGTACCTACCTCGGCCCTGCGAGGGCTTGGCGTTGATCCTCAAAAACTGCTGGCGCTGCGCGTGCGCGACCGGGGCCAGGAGCCGATGCTGTTTGAAGACGACTGGATCGTCATCGACACGGCTGATACCGTGCGGCGTAGCCGCGAGATGTATGCCGTGAACTGGAATGGGGAGGCCTGCGTGCATCAGCTCTTGGAGCGCGGTGGGCAGTGGTACGTGAGCTATGTGAACCCGGACTTTAAGCCCATCAACGTAAGGAGCGGGCAGTTCAACATTGTTGGCCGGGCGGTCTACCAGCCCGGCCGGCTTGTCGCCGGAAGACTTTGAGTCGCCAAGGCATACCTGGATGATGCACAGAACAAACATGAAGACAATCGGTTGGATCATATTTTTTGCTTCGTTCGGCCTGCCGTCCATCGCTTTCCCTGGCGATAAGGATATGCTTCGTGACGCATGCTCTGCGATCAAGCAGGCATCGAAGCGATCGGAGTGCTTCGATGCCCTTGATCGACTCACGGCTAAAGCATCTGCGCCCGCCTCGCCGCTGGTTGCCCCTGTCGGCCCGCTCGTAGTAAATGCTCGGGCGTTTGGTGAGTGCGCCGCGCTTGAATACGCGGAGATCGACAGCATGCCGCGCGCCGAACTTGAAGGTCTGTACTGCAGCTATCTTGCTGGTGCCGATGTAGTGCGGCGCATTGGTGATGCCTCCATCGCAAAGCAGGCAAACCTTTCGATCAAAGCCGCACTGATGGGCGACCAAATTCGAAGGCTAGAACGCTGCACTGCTGGCATGACAAAAGCAGTCGAAGCATTCAACCGTAAATTCGCCGGAGAGAAGGCCGACTGCTCGAAAATGCCTGGCCGACTAGCGCCACAGCCAAAAGAGCTTGCATCTTCGGCTGAGGTCGATGGGCTGAGCGACTCAGTTAAGGCGGTTGCCCGGGGGGAGCTCTTGGGCGCTGGTTGCGACCCCATCGGCACACCCAAGATAGATGTGGAGCCGTACAAGCAGATTCGAATCTCGTACCAATGCTCAGGCTCGAATAGGTGGCAGTCAGTGAGCTGCAGCGATACAAGCTGTCGATCAACTCCACCTCCATAGCCGCCACTGAGTGCTGCAGCTTCGCCGCTTCATGCCCGCGGTGCCGATCAAGGCGCTATTGATCGTGCCTTGATCGGCTCAGCACTAAGCCAAGGCATCACCTTGGCTTGCGCTTTTTCGGCCGTCGACCGGTGCGCGGCGTTTGCATATCGAACTTTGGCAGCCAACGCTCAAATACGGTCAGCAGCACGCCTGGCGGGGCATACCAAGTCTTCATCTCAGCATTCCACCGCGCGCCCAGCCGGCGCGCTTCGTCTTTCTCTGCATACGGCACATTTAGCTTAGTCACCGCCCTTACCTTCCCGCGCGCACGCGCATTAGATAACTCGAACTTAGAATATAGACAACTCGGCTGTTATCTAATCAAGCTGGCTTCTACTACAGCCGCTTCGCTGCACGCTTGCTTCGCAAGCTCTCGCACTATCGTGCTCGGCGGTGTCTAGTTCTTATTGCTTACTTTCTTTTTTTCTAGCCCCCAACCCCAAACTTATAGTTAATACGCGTGCATGCGCGAGCGCGTACGTTTCGCTTCCTTCAGGTGTTAGCTCGACAAGCGTATTCACGCCCGAGGCACCATCCGACAGACTTTCGGGTACAAGGCTCTCTCTTCGCCACCTTGTGTGAGTCTCACCCTTGCCCCCCCAGCTGTTCACCAGGTCGCAGTCTCACCTATCCCCCCACACCTGTGTGTTTTCTGCATATGGGGCGGCTGATACCGTCAGCACGGCTGCTCTCTGTGCCTTTTGCGTCGGAGCTCCCGTCCCTGCTCCAGGCCTGCAATCAGCCGAACACGGCCGATGTGGGAATTTTATCTGAAACTATCCATTCGCGTATTGTTTTTTCTATCCGTTCGTGTATAGTTGATTTCAAGACGCAGCGAACTCAACCAAGGATCGCCATGACGCAGACCAGCAAGCCGAGCAATCAGCAAGTGCGCAACTGGATGCAGCAGCGCCAGGTGGACAGAACTCCTCCGCCGGCGCCGGAAGAGATCCGGACGCAGCTGGGCTGGCGGTTGATTGAAGCAGAGCGCGAGGCAAAGCAGCCTCGGTAACGAAACGATGCGGCGCACTGGGCGCGGCGAGAACTGGAGATAGGACATGGATACGCAGCAATTGTGGCTCAAGGAATTCGACACAGCCAAAGCGGAAGGCTTCACGCCGTTGCAGGCCGGGATGCTGGCAGATGTGAAAGTCCGCGATTACGAAAGCGCGGCCAAGCACGCCGCTGCGTTGCAGGCTCAGAAAGAAGCGGCTGCTTACCACTCGCTTTCCGTGCGCGACAACGCGATTGACCGCCAATGGGCTGCGCGTCTGTCGAGCGAATAACACCAACCCCGCGCTCGCTACGGTGGGCGCTCGGAGAGAACGATGAGCACTACGAACACGATCAAGACCACGAAGTACAAGACCCATGACCGCATCCTTGGCGCCGTGTTTGGACTCTGTCTGGTGGCGGCAGCTGTTGGCGTACTGGACCTGCTGGGGAGCTTCTGACATGAACAAAAAGCATTTTCTCCAAGCCGTCGAGAGTTCGATCAAGGCCGCCGACGAGTCGGACGCCAATCGCTCGCACAGCTCCGGCGACGATACGCGGCGGTACAGCCGCCACGCAGATTTCCTCGCACACTTCACTGGATACATGAGCAGGGAGTGTCCTGAGGCAACCGCGCTGATTTCCGAGTTCCAGCGTCGCGTACTCATCGGAAAAAACCCACTGCTCGACGCAGCTGACAGCGGCAAGGAGCCGAAATGATCTCGGCGCCGAAACCATGGGACGAGGCCTACCTGCGGGAGTGCGCCGCCGACGAGATCGACCTGGCGCGTCTGCTGAAGTACGGCAAATTCGCAGCGCCGGCCGGCATGACGCGAGACACTCTGCTCGTTCGGGTCGCTGCAGGGCGCAGCTTCTCCAGTGCTGCCAGCAACCCACGCACCAGGCTTGGTGCGATCGGTGAGTTGCCGCGGTGGCGCCGCGACTGGATTGCCGCCGGCGAACTGAGCGCGCAGCTGGGCCTGAATACGCACCACGACCAGGACGATGGAACGGTTTCCGTCAGCTTCGGGAACCGGCGTCGCAACGTCACCGAGCGCTACGAGGATCACCCGAGCAAGGATGCTGCTACCTGGGCTGCACTTACTCGCGGCGCGATCCAGATGCTCGAAGCAGGAATCTGATGCTGAAGTTCCTTTTGATGCTCATCGCAGCCTGCCGCTATCGCTGCCTCTACTGGCTACCGCCAGTCCCGCATGCCGGCGGGAATATGCAGTCGACAACCGTAGCTGCCCGGCCTGAACAACTGGAGTACGGCTAGTTCATGCGCTTGCCGGGCGGCATTCCGGCAAGCGCCGGCGTCTAGCCAACTTTTCCGAAGTACAGGAGCACCGAAGCCCGCCGCGAGCGGGCTTTGCCACTGAAGCAGTACCCCACTACCACTCGGAGAACAACATGCTGCGCTTCATCCTGCTGCACCGCATCGAACTCACCGACCGCCATCCGGCTTTGATGCTGGCCCTGACGATCGCTGCAATGTGCCTGGCTTCGGCCATCGATCCTTCGGTGCCGCAATGAGCCGCCGTCAGATTGCCGCTGAGTTGGTGCGTTACGGAATCCTCTGCGCCGCAGCCCTGGTCCTGGTTGCCGTGATCGCCCTGAGCCCGGCGGTGCCGAAATGACCCGCACGTTCTTTCAGGCCTTCGTGATCGTCATGGCGCTTTTGCTTTTGATGGCCGAGTCCCAGCGCCGGGATGAAGTGGCAGACGAGCAGCTCGAGCAGCTGCAGCTCGAGCGCGTCGCACAAGTCGCCCAATAACTACAACACAACAAGGAATCCAAGAGATGTGGTTCAAGAACCTGCAGGTATATCGCGTTCCGCAATGTGCGCCATTTATCGATCAACTGGAGTCCGCCCTTGAACGCCAGACCTTCGTGCCGGCGTCGAGCAATGAGCTGCTCCGCCAAGGATGGGCGCCCGTGCGTGGCGATGGGTCGCCCCTCGTTCACGTGGCCAATGGTCAACTGCTGCTGAAGCTCGTCACGGAAAAGAAGATCCTGCCGGGGAAGGCAGTCAACCAGCGCGCAAAGGAAATGGCCGACAAGCTCGAAGACGAGCAAGGCTTCAGGCCTGGCAAGAAGGCAATGAAAGAGCTGAAGGAGCGCGCTGCGGATGAAATGCTGCCGAAAGCGTTCTCGGTCAAATCCCACCTCAACGTCTGGATCGACCCGAAGAACGGCTGGTTGGCCGTGGATGCCGCAAGCCCAAGCAAGGCTGACGAAGTGATCAAGCTGTTGCTGAAGTCCGTCGACAAAATGCCGCTGGAATCGCTTCGTGTACAGCGCTCGCCAGTGGCGATGATGACGGCCTGGCTGAAACAGGAGGCGTCCGCTCTCGACTACGATTTCACCATTGACCAGGATGCGACCCTGCAGGCGGTCGGCGACGGTAAGGCACAGGTCGGCCTCAAGAACCACAGCCTCGACCCCGAGGACATCTGGCAGCACCTTTCCAGCGGCAAGCAGTGCACCCGCCTGGCGATGACCTGGAACAGCCGAATCTCCTTCGTCCTGACCGAGAGCCTGGCGATCAAGTGCATCAAGGCGCTCGACGTCATCAAGGAAAACCAGTCCATCACCTACAACGACGACGACCGCTTCGACAACGACTTCTTCCTGATGAGCAGTGAGCTGGCCAAGATGCTTGCCGACCTGGTGGAAGCGCTCGGCGGCGAAGCAAAAGGATGAAGCGCTCCGAATTCTGCGGGCCTCGCGAACCGATGCGCGACCGGCTCGCCCGGCTGGGGATAAAACCGGAGCCTGGCTGGAAGCATGACAGCAGCCGGTTCTACCTCACGAGACGCGCGCGGCGGGATCTGGACGAAATCACGCTCAGCAAGCCCTACAAACCCGAAAACGACAAGACCTAATAACTGGAGAGCACCATGGCAAACGACTTCGACACCACCAACCCGGCACGCCGCCTCGAAGACCACCGTCCGGCCGCACAACTCGATTGGGGTAAGCCGGATGCGCCGGCGGTGCCGAAGTCGACCACTGCCGGTGCCGCGCGCCAGGGCGGCAATACGGGCCTCGAAGGGCTGGCGCGGTACACCGAAGTTGCCGAATACACCGGCGATGAACTCGTGATCCCCGATCCTCGCGGCGAGTACGTCAAATTCAAGGACGTCGAGCGCCTTTTTGCATCCATCCCGCCACTCACCGCGCCAGTACCGCTAACCAAGGCCCTTGCCGACGATGATCGTTACCAGCATGTGCGCGATCTGCTGCTGGACTCGGTGACGGTTGCGAACAAGGATCGGTTGCATCAGGCCCTCGATCTGCTGAGCGATCTTGCTGCGGCATCTGAGGCTGCGCCAGCACCGCAGCAGAGCGAAAAGCACCTGCCGGGCTGGGAGCGCGGCATTGCCACCGTGACGCTGAGCGGCCACCAGTTGCGCATGGCGCTCGACCTGATCAACCCAGACGGCCCGAGCGACGATATCCAGATGGGTGATGAACTGACCTTTGGAATCGTGCAGCACAAAGACGACGAAGGCAAGGCCACGACCGGCATGTGCTGCTGGAATGGTGATACGGACGGCGTTCTGCCGCTCGATGGCGAGTATGAAGCCGAGGCTGAACCAGCACCGCAGCAAAGCGATCTGAGCGACGATCAGATCATGGACATCGCCGAGCCGTTCCACGACATCAACGGCGTCAAGTTCGACGAGGTGGCATTCGCTCGCGCTTTGCTGGGCCGCGCCAAGGCTACGCCAGCCGCCCCGGTGCAGACCGCGTGGCTGCCGATGCCGAGCGCACCGAAGGACGGCACGATGGTGCGCCTGCTGGTCGAGTTCACCGAAAACGCGACCGAAGACAGCGCCGAGCCCTGCCCAACCATCGGCGCGAACAACTTCGACAACGACGAGCAGGACGAATGGAAGTTCGCCGGCTGGAACTGGTCGCACGACTGTTTCACCGAAGGCGTCGGCACGCCTGTCGGCTGGTTGCCGCTGATCGACAACGCATCGTCTGTGGCCGCTCCTGTGCATGCAGCACTGGAACAGGCGCAGTGGATTAGCGTCGATGAGCGCCAGCCAGAAAACGATACCGAAGTCGTTGTTCGCTACTGGCCCTACAACAACCATCAAAACAGGCAGGCTATCGGCTATGCGCGCTACTACGACGGCTGCTTTTACGACGAGGACATGAACCCGCACCATCCGCCGAGCCACTGGATGCTGATGCCAGAAATCACGCGCACCCCTAGCACTCCAGAAGCAAGCGAGCAGCAGGGAGGCCAGCAATGAGCGCAAAGACCTACCGCGACGTTTCCAAGTGCCCGAAGAAACACCGCATCGTCACCTTCCGCCGGTTGAGCACCGCTGGTCGCGTCGTGCGCACCTACTGCATGACTTGCGGCCGAGCGTACCAGATCAAGGCCGGCTCGCTGCCTGCCGAGGGCGCTGGCGATCATGCCTCTGGCGGGTAGGGCAAATCGGTGACGGTTCTCGCGTCGTGCGAATACTGCGGCAACCAGCCCGAGCGGATGAAAGGCAAAGGCTGGGCTTGCGAGTGGTTTCAAGTTCGCTGCCGCAATCCTCGTTGCGTAGAGCACGGCACCACTCGCCACATCACACAAGGCAAGGCTGATCGCCTCTGGAATATGAGGCAGGCCCAGCACCGGAACATCATCAGAAATGCGGCTCAAGCCGCATCAAGAAAGGACTGAACCATGACCCACACCACCACGCCCGGCGCTACGACCGGCACAGATGCAGATATCGACGCATTCGCAGCGATCAGAAACCGCCTGGAACTCGCGTACCGGCTTTGCTGCAGCACGGCTCCAAAGCAGGCGGTCGGCGAACTGCTCGATGTTGCGCTCAAAATGCCCGAATGGGAAACGGTCAAGGCCGCACTCGCTCGCCGAGCTGCACCGGCTACGTCGGGTAGCACGAGCGGTGAGACTTTGCCCTGCCCGTTCTGCGGCGGTGCATGCGATCCCGAAGGCTGGCTTGGCACTGGGATCGGCGGCGCGTCAGTTCGCGGCCCTGAGTGCGAACAATGTGGTGCAACCACTGACACCATCGAGGACTGGAACCGCCGCGCCACCACTACCGCAGCCAATGCTGTAGGAGCGGTAGACGGCCTGCCGCCGCTTCCCGCTTTCCATAACGGCCTCTACGCCAAATGGGAATTGGAGACGATGCTGAAGGACTACGCCCGCGCCGCTCTCGCCCAGCAAGCCGCATCCCAGGCGCCGATTACGCCCGAGGATCGCGAAGCCTACCGAATGGGCTTGGAGGCTGGCCGCGCTCTCGCCAGAGAAGCATCCCAGTCGGATACCACGGCAAGCGCGAGCGGCTGGAAATTTGTGCCGCTGATCGACACGAACGCCATGATGACGGCAGCTTATGCTGCTTGCGATGCGGCGGGCGACCGCGTTTCATCTGCCGCTATCAGCCGAATTTACCAAGCAGCGGTTGCTGCCGCTCCGACCCAGCCGGTACAGGCTGGAGAAGCGGTAGACCGCCCGCTGGACCTGTTCGATGAGATCGAATGCGATCTGTCTTATCTTTTCGGCCGCGCGTCGAACGAAGGTCATGCAGCAGGTCAGGAACTGGCCCAGCAGGTCAAAGCCAAGATGCAGCGTGCCCGCGCCAGTCTTGCCCCGGTATCCGCCCAGCCCAATCCCATCGAATACGACAGGATTGTGAAGGCCGATGAGAAGGCGATGCGGGCCGCCGACGCGCTCGACGGCATGGGCTTTACCTACGATGCGGAAATTGGTTGGCTGGCCCCGGTATCTACTCAGCAGGGCGCAGCCGAGCTACACCATGCTGTTGAATGTGATTCCGCCCTGCGCGCGGCACCGGCAGGCCAACACAGTGCCAACCCTATAGTGATGGCCGAGTTGCGGCGCTGGGCAGGCGACGACCCTGGCTACGCTGCGATGCTGGTTCGCCGTGCAATCACAGAAATCGAGGAGCTTGAAACAGAGTTAGCTACCCGGTGCCGCGCGGAGGGCGGCGTTACGAACGACAACGAAAGCTCGGATCTCGCAGCCAAAGCACCGGCAGCGCAGGCTGATCCGATGGGCGACAGGTGGCACAGCCTCGTCTGTGATGGCACTTGCTCCCCGCCTTGCGAAAACGCGCCTGCCGCTGCATCGGCAGCGCAGGCTGTAGATGCAGCCGAGGCGCTGGCGGCAATCGCGCGCTTCGCCAAGGCCGATCACCCGAACAGCAGTGCGACGTTCAAAGAGCGCAAGGAGGCGCGCGAGCAAATCGACGCCATCGCGGCGCGCATCGGTGCAATCGATGGCCCTGCCCCTGCACCCGAGGCGATGACATCCGGCACCCTACAAACGCAACTGGTGTCTGCATTGAAGCGATTGGAGCAAGCCAACGACGAACTGTGCAAACTTCGCACCAGTGAGCAATACCTGTCGATGATCGATGGCGGACAGCAGGATGCGCTTTATGAGTTGGATAACGCGCGGGAGGCAGCACGCCAAGCCGTAGCTGCTGCCGAGGCGATGACATCCGATCAGCAGGCGGCGCATCCTGATGACCTGGCAGTGGATCGCTTCGCTGCCGCGATGAAGTCCAAGCTGGCGCAGAAGCGCGGCGAGGGCCGGGGCGGCTGGGAGACTGCCGAATGCGCGGACGAGTTCTTGGCCGAACTCCTGATGGGTCACACGAAAAAGGGCGACCCAGTGGACGTGGCAAACTTCGCCATGATGCTGCACCAGCGCAATCTCGATGACATGGACATTGCGGTTCTGGTCCTGCGCTCTGCGGCGCTGGAATTCGCAAAGCGTACCGCGCCGATGTTTATGCGCGAGGCGGCGCATGCACAGCAACCAGCAGCGCAGGCTGTATGCGCCCCGAGATGGCTGAAAGACACGTGCAATCAGGGCTATCAAGTCGAGCGCTGCGCGACGTGCGGCACCTATAAAGGCAATCCGTGCCGCCTCTCCACGCCCCCTGCAGCAGCGCCGAGCGTATCGGCTACCTGGCAATGGGTGCCTAAAATCCCGACGCAAGCGATGATCGACAACATCGCAGCATTCGTGGACGGCCGTGAGAACGACGCCGAAGTTATCTACCGCGCCATGATCGCTGCCGCTCCTACCGCTGGAGCAGCGGCGACCAGCGATGACGCGGCGCTGCTCGATTTCCTCGATACCAACGTCCACAAGTTCCGCATGGGCTGGCAGGTAGGCGCGGCACCAGTCGGCAACCTGTCGGTGCGCGCGATCATCATGGGCGGCCAACCCATCCGGGAGGCAATCCGGTCCGCCATGTCCGCCCATCAGGAGCCCCGCCATGAATAAGCCGATCCTGCCCGCCCTGCTGTTCGGTGCTGCGCTTGCTGCGCTGCTGTTCGTGAACCCGATGACGTTTCAATACGATCCCACCCACTTTACGGTGCTCAAGGTGCATGTGTGGGCGATTGGCTTCGCGCTGCTCGGCCTGTGGTTCGCGTTCGTCGTCTGTGGCTATCCGGCCCAGCGCGGCCAACTGGCGATACTCACCGTCCTGGCGCTGGCGCTGGTCGCTCTCGTGCGCCTGGCTACCTGGAATCCAATCTGGATCTGACCATGAAAATAGAACTGATACTCCTTGCCCTGTTCGCCCTGGCCGTTACCTACACCGTCAACCCGTGGCTGATCTTTTACGCAGTCGATGTCGCGTGGAACTGGCTGTCCGACCTGAGACACTTTTACTCGCTCGTCCTGCTGCTTGGGATCGTCGTCCTTATCCGGCGCTGGTGGCGCATGACGGAGGGCGCGTGATGCCGATCAAGCCTGAGAACAAAGCGCGCTACCCGGCGAACTGGAAGGAAATCCGTACCGCGATCCTGGCGCGCGCCGAGAACCGTTGTGAAACGTGCCGAGTGCTTAATGGCGCACGGATTGCGCGCGGCACCGGGCCTTTTGCCGACACCTTCCAGAACGAAGAAGCTGAGGTATTCGATGCCGAAACCGGAGCGTACATTGCACAGGTTCGCATGGGAGAGTACCAAGTCAAGAACATGGTGACGATCGTGCTGACCATCGCGCACCTCGACCACCAACCGGAGAATTGCGATCCGGCCAACCTGCGCGCGCTGTGCCAGATGCACCACCTGCGGCACGACGCTGCGCACCACGCGGAAACCGCCCGCAACACCCGCCGCGAGCGCCTTGCTGTGGCAGACCTTTTTGAATCGGATCAGACAAATGGATAACCGCATCAACATCAAAGCCGAGCAGCGCGCAATCATCGAACGCGCGATCAATTTTCTCGACAGCGGCATGCACACCATCATCGCCCGCGACACGATGGCGAACGAATTGCGAAAGCTGCTCGCCACTGCACCCGCAACAGGAGAGACGGAAGACCTGCCGCCGCTGCAAACGGGAGGCATTGACGCAAACAAATTAGAGGCGATGGCGAAGGAAAGGCCCGACGAGTGCTTCCTCAAGGGTGGCGGCGTGCTGAAGCTGATCGGTGCGATTCGGCAGTTGGAAGCTGAAGCCCACTACCTGCGCAAGCAAGCCGGCCAGGTTGGCGCAGAAGTTGATTCGGATCGTAACGCCGCCCTGCGCGCGGCACCGGCTGGTCAACATGAAGCGAGCCGTGCTGTGCTCGATGCACTGCGCTGCGGGATTCCGCTGCAAGAGCCAGTCTATATCGCCAAGGCGCTGCTTGCTGGACGAGAGGCGCGGTTATGCCTGTCCGGTGGCACGGGTCCAGTCTCGTGCGTCATGCTTTGCAATATCCAGATCAGAACATGGGCCGACACGCCGGAAACGGCGAAATCGTTCGCCGAGGGCTACAACATGGGCGTCTCGCACTATCGCGATGCACTGATTGGGCTGGCCGAGAAAGTCGAGCGTGACGCGGCTTCCCGGTCCCGCGCGGAGGGCGGGCATGGTGACAAAGATAGCTCGGACGCCGCCCTGCAAGAGATGATCGACATAGGGCAGGCGACCCATGCGTTCACAAAGCCGCCCGGCTGGGTCAACCTGCTGAACCCCGGTCAAAACTGGGAAGACTGGACGCGCGAGCAAGGGCCGCCGACAACGAAAGGTTGGAAAATTGCCGGTCAGGAAGGCGAGCAGCCGACGATCAAGGAGAAGAACAATGGATGAGATGAAGAAGATCGGCGCACAGATGGCGAACGTGATGTTCAACCTCGCACAGTTGCCGGGCGAGCGCATCACCTACCAGCAAGCGGAAACCTTTGACAAGCTGCGCAAGGAATGGGACGCAGCAGTCCGCGCCCCTTCCTCCGCCCCTACTGCTGGGCGGAAGAGCATTGATAGTCCGGAGTTCCGCAAGCTGATCGCGCATGCGCAAGGCTTCGACGATGGCGAGCCGATCTTCGGCGAATCGGAACTCGCCCTCATCGCCCACATCGACACCTGGGCCGGTCGCAGTGCTGAAAACATGGTGGTGGAAAAACAGCCCGAAATCGGTGCAAAAACGGCTGAAACCCGCATGGATAGTGGCTTTGCTGGTGGTGGCCGAGTCGCTCACAGCGCGGCCCCGGCGACCGATGCTGATGCGGCGGATCTTGCGGCCGCACTGAACGCCGCAGTTGATGCCGAATTCCCGATTCCGGACACGCCTCACACCTCTGTCCTGATGCGCAACACCGAGCAGCGCGCAGCCATGTGGCGCGGCATCAATGCGGCCCGGAAGATCCTGGGCGCTCGCAGTGCTGGCGATGCAGTGCCGGCAGAGATGAGCATTGCAAAGATCCGCGAGTCCATCTTCGACTACTACCGGGCCTTAAATCGCCGCGATCATGGCGCCGTCGCCATGGACCGTGCATTCCGAGCCATCGAGTGCGAGCTAGGAATGGGATGGTACTTGTGGAATCGCGCTGAGGAAGCCGCCAAAGCGGAGCCTGACACCACTCCTACTCCTGACGATGCCGCGCCAACCAAGGGAAATTCTAAAAATGGATGATTTCGACACCATTCCGGTACGCCTCCCATCGGGCACTAAGGCCGTCGTGCGGTTGCCGCGACCGTTCACACTGGAAGACGGGGTCCACCTGATGGACTTCCTGTCGCTTTATATCGAGGGGAAGAATCTGCCGGCAGCTGGCAACGCCGAAACCGCGCAGCCAGCGAAAGCCTACATTGCCGAGCGCACCGCCGAGTTAATCCGGGCCGGCTGCAGCACTGTGGCGCAGATGTCGGCTGTGCCTACTGAGGCGGAAACGGTGGTGGTGCATGTCGCGCCAGCGCCAGGCAAGAAAGAATAGAAGGGAAATTTGATGAGTGCAATGTTCGAAATGCCCCTGCCATCTGAAACCCTGAGCGCCGATGAGGTGTCAGAGATATCAGGCTGCACCCGCAAGAGCGATCAGATCGACTGGCTTTCGCAGAATGGCTGGGTGTTTCTTCGGAACCGCGCCGGCGCACCAGTGATCGGCCGACTGTACGCTAGACTGAAGCTGGCCGGGATTAATCCGGCCTTGCTGGCGGCACCCGAGGCAACTGGGTGGCAACCAGACTTCTCGAAGGTTCGATAACGGGTAAAAGATGCGACCGAAAACGAGCGGCAAGAAACTGCCGCCGCGCATGCTGGCGCGGAGACGACGACTCAAGTCCGGGGAAATCTGGATTGGCTACTACTACAATGGCCGCGGCGACGATGGCGAGCGCAAGGAGATTCCGCTTGGGACGGACCTGATTGCCGCCATACAGAAGTGGGCCGAACTCGAGTGCAAAGAGGTGCCGCCGGATGCATCGCTCATGAGGTACGCCTTCGACCAGTACGAGCGCGACATCCTGCCGAAGAAGAAGCCGTCGACGCAGCGCGAAAATCGCCTCTGCCTGTCGCAGCTGCGCCCGATTTTCGACAGCGCGCCGATCGAGGCGATCCGGCCCCAGGATATTGCTCGATACCGTGACGCCAGATCGGCGCCGGTCCGGGCCAACCGCGAAATCGCCCTACTCTCCCACGTCTTCAATATGGCTCGCGAATGGGGATTCACGAAGCGAGACAACCCGTGCCGCGGCGTCCGGAAGAACAAGGAAAGGCCGCGCGACTACTACGCTGAGGACGATGTCTGGAACGCGGTACGCGAAGCTGGCACGGATGCGCTCCGCGATGCGATGGACCTGGCGTACCTGTCGGGCCAGCGGCCAGCTGACGTCCTGAAGATGAACAAGGTAGACATCCGAAACGATGAGCTGCACGTCCGCCAAAACAAGACGCAGCACGGCCTGCGAATCCGTCTGCACGTCGATGGCCAGCCAACCGAGCTAGGCATGTGCATCGACAGGCTGCAGGCCCACCCGGTCAAGGCGATGAGTGGAGCGCTTATTTGCACCGAGCAGGGGCAGCCGCTGACGGCGAAGATGCTCAGGGATCGGTTTGAGGCTGCACGATCTGCCGCTGCTGATAAGGCGACGAAGGCGCGCCAGGAGGATCTGGCGAGGCGCATAAAGGCCTTCCAGTTCCGCGACATTCGACCGAAAGCGGCGAGCGAAATGACCAGTCTGCAGGACGCTAGCGACCTGCTTGGGCACACCGACAAGCAGATCACGAAGCGGGTTTATCGACGCGCCGGCGAGGTGGTCAAGCCGACCAAGTGATGGCAAGTTGCGGAAACCGTTTCCGCAACTGCTCACGGATTAAGCAAATTGCGGCGCTGATTCTGTCGAAATGACCCGCCGCAGAAAACAAAAAAGCCCTTGACTAACAAGGGCTTATCTGCGAAATCTGGCGGAAGCGGTGAGATTCGAACTCACGAACGGGTTCCCCCGTCGGCAGTTTTCAAGACTGCTGCCTTCAACCACTCGGCCACGCTTCCTGGGGAACCGCATTATACATAAATCGTTGCCGTACAGGCAGCGTCACGCCACCAACAACCAGTTCTCCCGCAACGCCTTCTCGAACTCGTACGCCGGCAGCGGCTTTCCGTACAGGTAGCCCTGCACCTCATCACAGCCCGCCTGCCGCAAAAACTCCATCTGCTCGATCGTCTCCACCCCCTCGGCGATGACCCGATGCCCCAGCTTGCGCCCCATGCTGATGATGGTGCTGGCGATCGCGCAGTCGCTCGTATCCGCAGGAATCCCGGTCGTGAACGAGCGGTCGATCTTCAAGGTATCGATCGGGAACCTCTTCAGGTACGAAAGCGACGAATACCCGGTCCCGAAATCATCCAGCGACAAGGCCACGCCCAGGGCACTGATGCGGTCCATGATGCCGATGACATAGTCGATATCGTGCATCAGCGTGCTCTCCGTAATCTCCAGCTCCAGCCAGGAGGCGTCAATCCGGTAGCGCTTCAACGTGTCGGCCACCCGCCCCGGCAGCGAGGACGTGAACTCGCGCGCGGACACGTTCACGGCCAGCCGGAACGGCGGCAGGCCGGCGCGCTGCCAGATCGCGGCCTGGGCGCAGGCCTGTTCCAGCACCCACTCCCCTACCTGCACGATCAGGCCGGTGGTCTCGGCCAGCGGAATGAATTCGGAAGGCGGCACCATGCCGCGCTGCGGGTGCATCCAGCGCACCAGGGCTTCGGCGCCGACCAGGCGCGCGCTGCCGATCTCGAACTTGGGCTGGTAGTGCAGCAGCAGTTCGCCGTGGCCGAGCGCGTGGCGCAGGCCGGATTCGATCTGCATGCGCTGCTGCATGCCCTCGTTCATGTCGAGGCGGTAGAAGGCCACGCCGTGGTCGGGGTTCT